CTAATTTTCATATAGCTCTTCCCTAATAGAGTTTAATTTTGCAATCAACCTAGTTGCAAAACAAACATTAAATGAAAAAACAACAAAATAAAATACTAATAAATAAAGAGAAATTATATTTAAAAACATAATAAAAACTCTCCCCCACCCCATTCAGCCTAGCTTAAACAAGTAGTTAACCGACAAAGCAAGAAGAAATACCAAATAATTTCTTTCAAAAACCAAGCTCAATTGCCATTATTTTGACAGGTAAGCTATGTTATTATTTTATGTATTAAACAGGAGAATTTAAAAAGGTGAATACATGTTACCAAGCAATGACTTTCTCTTATCATTTGTAGACATTTGTCATAATTTTTTACCTAATCGAAAATACGATACTTTAGCTGTTGGAGCTGTTGGCATATCGCCATTTAGGACTAAGTTAGTCGTAGGGATAAATAGTTCCACATTTACGGAAACAACTTTAACTAGAGATAGACTTATACCACCAGTCATCAGAAATAGCGCTGTAATAAAGGCTTTAAATGTTGAATTACTTCAAGAACCCTATCATGCAGAATTTTCAATTGTTCTTTATGCCAAGGAACATAACTTGAAGATATATGGTCTGGCATCATCACGTAAGATATGCGACATCTGCTCCACGATGCTGACAAGATATGCTTACTTATTTGATGATGATTGCACGCCAGTTGATGCATGGTCCCGTGACGGCAAGCTTTTAACTCAAAAAGACAGAGAATCGATTGATTCGTTTGATTCTGTAATCATTAGAAATTCCATTTCAGTAAGAGAGGTGTAAAAACAAAAAAATACCGTTAGATACAATTTTACCAATTAAACGGTCGGTTTTTGACGGTCTTTTCATGGACAATAGTGAACACCCAATAACAGCGTTCTCTAATGTTTTACCCATTATGAAAAGTGCTATTTGTCTATCTCATACTAGAGATAAAGCAATTCAAATTAAGAAGATGTTTAATCACATGGGCGTTTCTGATGTGCAAACATCCACCTTCACTAAGCTTCCTGACTTTGACGATGGTTCGATCGTCTATATCGATTATTCTTATGAAAACTCACCTACTTTGTGTCGAATCATTGACACGCTAGTTGAGCGTAACTGCATGGTGATCTTGCATCACTTAGAGCGCAGCGAACTGTTTATCGAAGAAATACTAGTTAAACACCCATATAACGTTATCAACGTCTCGGGTTACTTAAGCATCAACACGCTTAAAGATAAAATATCAAAGGTGCAGGGTAAGTTAGAATACTTAACGAAGTTTCAAAAAATTGAGAGTTTTGCATTAAGCGCAGATGTCAAAAAGCTCGCGAGCATTACGAACGTGAAGGTCGAAGTGGCTAATTTTATTCTCACCATTCTGCTTTCCAAGCGAGAGTCTATTTATCCCTTGTTATTGCAAGTTACTAATGCAAATAAGCTTAATCTTTTCCACTACCTCAATTACGTAAAAGAATATGGCTACCCCAAGAATGATAGAATCAAGACAGATCGATTAGTTAAAGATAAACGATTCGCATACTACGCTAACAAAGCCGTCGCTCTTCGTGAGTTTGAGGATAAAAACTACTCATCATGCATAGCCTATGCTTCGGATGCATTAAGTCGTAACCCGCTTGACTTCGACTTGCTTTCATTAATTGCTTCATGCTCTGCTATTACTGGAAACGTTGAGCAAACATTGGGAGCTTTAAAGTTGCGTCAACGATATAGCATTTTTACGATCGACGATCTAAAGCGATTAGTTGGCAGTATTCTTTCAAACCTAATTGCAAGTGACGCCTCACTAGAAAAGCTAGTCAATGAAAGAAAACGACTTACATCAGCAGTAAAGGGAATGGAGCGAAAGTTTGGACTTGCCAATAAAGCTATATTCAAAGAAATAATAAACTTACTTTCTGTTTTCTTTTTAATTCGAAGTAATAAAAAAGAAGCAGCCGTGATCATTTACAATAAAAACAAAAAATCTGACTATGGCGAAATTCTATTAGTATTAATTAACAAGCTGATTAACTCAGAGATAGGAAATATTAAAGATAGCCATTTAAACTTTAACAGATTTAAAGAACTTTCGAGTGATAATGTTGAACAATTCAAATTAATTTATCGCCACAATCAAAAAGAACACAATTATTTACTTAATGGCTATCGGAGTCTAACAAAAAACAAAAAAGACTTTGATGAAAACTCTATCATGACTCTTTATGAAAAATACCCTCTCTCTTTAGAATTAAATATGCTTATATCTAGAAAGTTTTTACTTAAAGAAGGCTTTATAAAAAATGAAAACACCAGAAAAACTATTTCTAACAACATCCGAATGCTTAGCTCAATTCGCAACGCAAACAACCGTTAATAAGATGACGCTCCTAGCGTTAACGGTTACATTGTCTACTGCATCCCACGCGAATTTTGATGGAGATGAAATAGAAAAAGCGTTTGAATGCTCAAACTATGCCATGATTGCTTCAAGAACCGCCCCTAGCGAAGATTCACAACAACTCTGGGTAACACACACAAAGGAATGGTTGGAGAATGCCTATCGGTTGGGAGGGTCCATATATGACTATATTGAACTTCCTGAGCATATTTCAAAAAAGTTTGCAGGATTGTACAGGCATGAAAGCTTTGCAATTGCAAAAGATGAGTATGGGCAATTAGGCTGCGATTCGTGAACATGCGGCGTAATGCCGCTTTTTTCATGAAAATCACCTGTAACCTATTGCCTAGCTAAAAGATATAAATGAATAAAAGACAATACAACCTAACTTAGAAAACAATGTTCACTACCCTCACGTTATTTTCAATTTAATACAGTTTATTACTCATCGTACATATAAAAGCCTTTAACAGAATGAAAATTCAAAAATAGAAACTTAGAATTAAAACAGCTAAACGATATGACAAAAACATCCTCGATTAGTTCTATGCAACCTTAAACAAAATCACTTATTGGCAAATAAATCTAACAACAATAATATAAAAACCATTATCAACAAAGGATATGTATTTGATGAAGTTTCATACAAAAATCATTACCTCGTACTTACTACTTTCAATATTTATTATTTCTTTAGTTCTTTTATATATCACATTTGATGAGAATTACTCTGGAGGGTTCAATTGGGTTCCATTGATTGCTTTCATACTCTCGATACTAGGTGTGGGCGTGGTAACTTTAGGGCTTATTATCAAGAATGCAGTTCGTAATCTAGTAGCGATAAAAAGTGAAATGATTGCAATAGTAGAGAGAGGAAATGACGCCAACGTGCGCATTCCTGAAACAGGAGGATTTTCTTCGTTATCTCGAAGTTTCAATGCTCTTAACGATCACATAATGAGTCAGATCGTCAAATGCCAGAACTTATCCAGTGATGTGCGTTCATTAGGGAATGAAACCGAAGTTCTTTCTTCTGCTTCGATTGAAGCGATGAATAGACAGTCAGCAGAATTAGATTTCTTGGTGGCAGGAATGGAGCAGTTAGCAAGCACCTCACAGGATGTAGCAAACAACACTCAGGGAGCCTTTGATGCAACGACTCTCGCAGGCTTATCTATTAGCAAAGGAACTCAGACTGTCACAGGAGCCAGCAAACAAATAGAAAAGCTGTCAGATAGAATAGAAACCGGAGTAAACGAACTAAGAGAGTTAGAACTTCTATCCGGAAATATTGAAGTCATCGTAGAGGTAATAAATGGAATTTCAGACCAAACTAACCTACTCGCTCTAAATGCAGCCATAGAAGCGGCTAGAGCTGGCGAATCAGGTAAAGGCTTTGCTGTCGTAGCAGAAGAGGTTAGAACACTAGCACAGCGCACCCAAGACTCTACAGAGCAAATTGGCAGCATGATAAATGCCCTTCAAGATAAAACAAAAGTAGTCCGTACTGCTATGGCATCAAGCCAAAAAGACTCAAAAATAGCCGTTAACTTAGTTAAAGACACACAAATAGCGTTCGACGATATTGAAAACTCCGTGTCGAAAGTAACCCAAATGAGTGAGCAAATAGCCACTGCAGCGGAAGAGCAACGCGCAGTGTCGGATGAAATGACCAAGAATACCCTGACAATTCGAGATCTATGCGATGACACTCTCACCAAATCTAAAGATGCTCGGGCATCCATGAAAAAACAAAATGACACTATAACTAATCTTCTACATGAGATTCGAGTGTAAATAACAAGGAGGCTTATGCCTCCTTTTTCATTCCCTAACAACTAGAAACAATTAACCAAAGAGCCGACAAATCATTGTCGCGTCAATGTATTGATGTTCAAAGTTCTAACCTAAACAATTACACAAGAAGTTACGAGACCAATCACAGCTGCTGAAACATAGGTAACGATCATGAAAGTACGAACCTCTTTACTAGCTACAATCGCTTTGCTCACGCATCAAAATATTACTGCACAAGAAATCGACCCTATTGACTTGGCATTTGAATGCGCAATGTACGCGGTCATAGCCTCTCAATCCGCCCCAACAACCGAAATACGCAGAGGTTGGAATAGGAGTGCTCAAAAGTGGCTAAAAGAAGCTTACAACCGTGGTGGGACGGACGATGATTACAAGATGATTCCAGACCATATACTGCATGACTTTGAAAAAATAGATAAACAAAGCGCCTTCTCACTTTCTATTGTTTCTTACAGGGGGAATGAGTGTGAAAAGTCCTAATGAATTGACGAAAAACGTTTTGAAGTTTTTCAGGTGGTTAGGTTTTACGTCAGACATCGCAATGAGTGATCAACATGGCGATTTACTAACCGCTTATCTCAACCATATATGCATTCTATTCACTTTTAGTATCACGAAGGACATAGAGGGAAATGAGACGAGAGAAGTTAGTATATCGGCTGTTGCAAGAAACGGGTTAACCATTGAAGAAATAGAGAATATAGAGATCATAATCCCGATAAACAGTGAAAAGGATGAAGGAAAGGTCTTTAGAAAACTACAAAGTTTAGCTTCAGACTGTGTGATGATTGAAAAGAAATACGTACATATAAAAGTCGAAGAAGAAAAAAAGAAGCCATCAAAGTGGCTCCTTTTTATCGTGATAACAGGAACGCTCATAGCTTGGGCACACCACTCTAATTTGTTGTAAAAAGTTCACTCAAACCTGTATCTTTAATTTCACTGTGCCATGCTTTACCAACAGAAGTTCCACTTCTGTGAGCGTGATTCATAGCATCAAACGCACCACCAGACGCATCAGGATAGGTATATATTCTGGTGCCTTTCTCGCTATACGTTTGAATTGTCGTCGTACCATCACCATTTTGCTCAATGGTATTAATCCAAGAACTATCGACAGCGATCACGCCGGAATTCTCAGAAGCTTTTGCTGTTGGTTGAATAACGTCAAATAACTGTTGAGTTTCTTCGGTTCTTTCTCGATCTAACTGCGCCAAATCTCCGAACAACTCTAAATCAGTTTTCGCTGTACCATCAGCGTGCTCACTCGTACCTCCCATCTCTCGAATGCGCCGCTTAGCAACATCTGTGTTGTTAAACTGAGGCTGAGAGTATCTTGGCTCATCAGGAGTTGCATTAAAACCGCCCTGGTCGTAATGAACATTTCCAAATGCATCAACCCAAGTCCTCAAGCCTTTTCGCACATTCAATTGACCAACAGAGTTTGCATCGTAGAGGTTATCAATTCCTCCAACTGTTTCGGCAATCGCTATCAGGCTTCCTGTGCTTATCGCTCCGGCTTTTTTAGCCTTATTGATTGCAGTCCTTAACCCTGTATTAGATTCGCCGCCCAGAGCGATTTGAATCGCTCTGAGTTCGCGTATTTCTTCCGTTGTTAAAGAAAGTTCTAAATAATCCAAGAAACTATTGTTCATTGTGCTTTCACTCCTTTGGTACCGGAATAATGTTTGGCTCTCTAGACTCCAATTGTTCAAAGATGAAATCTTCGCTTAATTGCCTTACACCAGACATTGTCTCAATATCTTTGTCGGACAGTTTGACACCACTCAGACAAGTAATTGTCCACATGATCTTTCCTTTATTCTCACAACCATCGGTTAAACACTCTTTCTCTCGATAAAGAGCGTCACCAGCCCAAAGGTAACTATCTGTTTCAGGAGGAGTTAGAAGCTCAGAGAATAATTGATTTAGTGGTTGTTCACATGATTTACAAGGTATATCGATATGTTGCCGCTGGCTAACAAGCACAACATCCTCTTTCAGTCTCGCTGGTGGAGAGTTATCCGAAATCAGTTCATATAGCTCATAGCCAATATCGTATATTCTCACCACTCCCCAGTTCCCCCCCAAATATCGAGAGACCCAACCATAGTCGTAGATCATCTTCATACCTTGCGGGGAACCAGTGAAAGCTGTCACGTGATGTATGCTTGAATCAATGGACCAACGGTCCTCATTTGATACCGGATTTATAACTTCCGCAGATCTTGCAAAAACGTTAGAGAAAAATGAACGTCTATCATCCCATGGCGAAGTGGTGTAGCCAGTGTATGAGTAATTGACATTTCTTGATTCAACATCTTGCTTTCCATCCCCTATTACACATTCAGACCCAGCCCATTGATGGGAAAAGTTACCAGCTTCGCGAGTAACACGTGCCCCTCGAACTTGAGAAGCTGAGATAACCCCCCTAACCTCCATATCTTCGCCGATATAACCAGAGCCCTCTAAAGCCATGTTTCCGGTTGCTCGGAAGTCACCAGTATCAGAGTCAACGGTAAACACACCCCCACCAATATTAAGAGAACCCATAATAGTTGCAGAAGCTTCGATGAGAGCATTACCACCAATGGATGCATTACCGCGTATTTGAGCATCACCAGCAGCCGTTATGCCAAATCCAGCAGCGGCAGAATCTTGATCGCCGACCCAAATAATTGCTTCACTTCCGGTTGCGGTACCATCAAGAATAATGACATTTGGACCAGTACCGCGATCACCGATAACAATAGTTGTGCGCGCATTGATTTTCTCGCCCACGATTGCATCAGCTTGAATGTGTTTTGCTGATATTGCGTTGACAGCCAGCTTGTTAACGCCTTCGTCATACCATTCAAATTCACCATCAACCGCACGGACTTCACCCATCAAGTGATCGCCAATCGTGTACCAATTATCAAAGGTAGCTCTGATATAGGTAGCATTATCAAAATCTAAAACGATATAAGGTTGAGAACTATCATACGGCAAAGAAGCTGACGCGATATTTTGGTCTGTACGATCATAAGCATTAGTATCGGGATTCCATGCAAATCGTGAAACGGTGTGAGCGTTCCAAGTCATTGCACCATTCTCGTTATTTAAGCTCCATTCCAAACCAGTAAAAATGTATTCCGTTCGACTAAAGTCCGGAATTTCTGGAATATCGATACCACCAACACTAATTGATTCAGATGGCGACCAGTTGAGATCTGTTTTACCAAAAACATCATAAGCCGCAGTTCTTACGATGTACTCAACCTCCGGCACACCTTGGAATGATGTGAGCGTGGAGTTTCCTAGGTCCGTAATCTCGCCGTTAACTTCCATCAAAAAGCCAACTACATCACTCTCCCAATCTGGCAGCGTGGCATCTGGCTCAATGCTCACTTGTACGTGTTCAATACCTGCATTCAAATTTTGGATGGGTGCCAATGGCGCCAAGTTTTCAACACCTCCCTCGCGCACCTCACTTAACAACCCCATGTTATCGATAACTTGAACACCGAAATAAACGCCCCTAACTGGCTCACCGTGATCCGCCACGTTGTCGTCAAAATTATAGGTGTACAAATATTGTTGCTGTTCTTCGTCGTACTCCATACGAACTGAGCGCGATTCTAAGAGGATTGTGTCACCAATTGATATGAGATAAGCATCCGTTGAATAACGCTCGTCCTGTGCGTTCAGAGGGTTTTCAGTCCAACGAATTGTCATATCTTTTCCGGTAAACGTTGCATCAATTGACGCAGGAGGCAGCAAGCGACTAGAACCATCAACAATGAAGTCATATTCAACCGTTGCTTGAGGGGACGGTGTGCCGCTTTCTGTCATAGCGGTGACTGAAATCTCATAAGCGCCCAACGCTGCCGATTCCAAAGCATAATCAGTGGAAGCAACAGAGACTTCAATCAACCCATTGGGACCATTAATTTCGATAAAGTAGTTTGAGATTCGCGTATCTGTTAGCGAGTTATCGTCTGGGTCTGCTGGCGCTTCCCAAGCAATATATAAGGTTCTTTCACCTTCTGAGATATTGCCAAATGCCCCAAGATTTCTAGGAGGTAAAATATCTTCTGGATCTACTGGAGGATAAACAGGCTCCCAATCTTCTCCGGTTTCAATTCGCCCATACTTCGCCGGATCGTGAAAACCTAAAACTAACGCTTTTTCGCCACCGTTATATTGAAATGCATTCACTCGATATAGCGGCAAATCATCATCGGTGATCACGAAAGCATCATTGATTCTGAGCTCTAATTCAGCATCGGGAAGATCCACTGTAAAAAACGTTTCACCCTGATTGCCTGTAGCAGTTGTTTCGATGATCCCACCAGCAACATTAAAAATAATGCGCTCATCAATAAAGTCCCTAGGCAAAGGGTTTAGCACTTCGATCTGCTCTCCGGCAACAAACCTAACCCGACCTTGTATTGCGTCTTGATATAGCGTTTCATCCAACACATAAGCAAGATCAGATATTGAAGCGTCCCAGTTTTCCCAACCAACAGATAAGTTCACCGATTGACCTTCAATCAATGAGTTTTCAAGCACGTAACGCGCAGCTCTGATTGCCTGTGGTCTATCAACAACGCCATTTTGCATAATGTTAGTTATGCGGTACCCGTATTGGTCTAAAAGCGTCTCTGAGGCCTCGACAATTTCCGTCACTGGTTCAAAGTTGTTGTTTCTGTCGTTGTAGGTAATTTCCGCAACTGTGAGGCGATTGGATAGCGGTGATGATGAAAAACTCATATTTCCATCAACAACATTGGAACGCACGAAAAGCTTAGAAGGTGAACTAGGTCTATCTTGATAAACTCTAATCAAACCGTTCTCTTCATAAATCGTCGCCTGACAAACCGCTAGAACTGTATTTGCCATACGTTGCGCATCATCAATCTGATTCACTCGTCCGTTAAACACGAATCTAGGGTGTGGCGAGTTTATCCCATCATCAACCAATTCAACATTGTATCGAGAAGCATCAAAAAATGAGTAAATATCGATGTACGAACTATCAACCGTTTTACCCGCGCCCCATTCTTCATTGACAAGCATGTTGTAAGCAATCCAAACCGGATCGTTACAGTGTGCCGTGATAAATGTGCCATCCCATACAGTTGAGCGATAGAAAGCGTGAGCGGTGATTTCACCAGTGTTAGGATCGTATTGAGTTGGCTCGTAAATGTCTGGTACCAAACACTCAATACCTCGTATGCGATATCCTCGCTCCGGCAAAGTATTTCCCGTTGATGCGGCGTCGAACGTTAGCGATGCGTAAGCGGTACCAGGATATGACAAATCCATTTGCTCAAGTAACACGTTGGCAAACCAAGCCATGTCGCCCATTTCTCGCTCATTGCCATAACCATGATTTCGGCGACAACGAATGTAAAAGGTTTCGCTACCCGTTGGGTTATCAATAATATGTACTCGATCAAAGCTCTGGCTAGAGCGACCGCTTGAATTGACATTAACAACGCTAACCCACTCACTATTGTCCGTTGAGACTTCAATTTGATAGCGCATATCCCATGATTGATACTTACCTTTGCTGCTGTATCGATACAAACCATTTGGATAACGCAGCACCACCCTTACGCGACTAAAGCCGGAAGCGATCTGTTGAGTAACCCATTCGAACGGTTCAAGCTCGGTACCAACTGCCTCGGTGATAGCAACTGACTCAAAACCTTTCACTGGTGTTTGATCTTGGGTACCGGTTCTAAGTTCTATGCTTGCTTCTCGAAAGTTCAGATCACCATTTTGCTTTGCTACTGGAGTGCCATTAAAACGAACCGAATGCAAAGGGTTACTTGGTGTCAACATGCCGCCAATTTCACCAGCACTTAAAACCTCTTGGATCCGGTATAAGTTCTTATTAAACGTTGCCATCAGTAAGGCTCCAATTCGTTGTTAATTACCACACTGCCGCAGTACACATCACCGAACGCCAAGGGGATTGGTCCACCCTGCACATCTGAATTGATTACGCCTTGGAATAATGAACTCTCTTGCTCGCGCGCCAGCTTTCGTTTGTTCTGTTTTTGAATAACGGCTTGCTGTATTGCAACCGCAGCACCGTAAACAGCACCAACAGCACCGATAATTTGAACAGCGGCGATAATTGCCCCCCAAAACGCACCTTGTGCTTTCGGTGCAATATGGCAATTTCGATTCTCATCAAAATGAAAAACCGCCTCGTATTTGATGGCGGCTCTTTTAAAAGTTGGGTATCGCGAGAGTATTCCAGACACTAAAACAGTGTCGTTTTCTGCATGTAGAGAGAAATCATCGAACTGATTTTTTAGCTCTCCATAAAAGATCACGTTTCTCATGTTCACTGTCCCACAAATGATCGTATATGACTGAATAGATAATCCATCGGCACCCTGTAGACATCATACCGTTTCTATCGGTTGTTGAAGGCTCAGACGAGCCGATAGGATGAGAGTGCAGCAATGCTTGAACACCTGTTTTTGACTGGTACCCATCGAGCATTTCTAAATTGGAAATTTGGAAGTTTGTTTTCTTGTTGGGTGCCACATTGGGCACAATTTGAAGGTGGTCGTTGTATATGAGCGCGCAAACTTCTTCGGATGGATGTTCACGCGCATATCGAATAAATTGGTTAATTAACTCTTGAAAGACCGGGGTAATCACGAATTAGCATCCTTTTAGATGGCAATTCCGCGCCCCACGTGGCTAGTTGGGAGGTGCATTGAAGAGAAACACTGGTTCGGGTCCTTACTGAGTTTTCTATCTTGTAAACGTCAGGAGGCTGAATAGGGGTAGAGCTAGGATCGTCACCATCATCTAAATTGATTCTGTTAACAACATTTCTAGTCACCACTCCACCCACAAGGTCGCGTGTTAACGCTATGGATTGCGTAAAAATACCAGTGAGATTTGATGCATCAATAACCACAGAAGGCGCGGCAGATTGCACGTTGTTAGATAGCTCTGATACTTGGATAGGGTTTGGAGCGTACACGGTACCACCCCATGAAATTGAAGTAAGAGAGGCGTTATTGGTGAGGTAAAGAATACCGCCCCCAACGTCCGTAAAATCGATTGTGAACAGTTCTAAGATTTTGCCGACATATCTATCATGCATAGCCATATCATTCGAACTCCTCTCGCACAGATACGCTCAGTATGTACTTATCACCTACGGTTGATTCGTTGATACCGTCCGTATAACGCCAGCGCCTTTCTATGTCGTCCGGTGCCGACCACGAAAAGGTTCTAACAACGCCAACACTATTCCAATGCTCATGAATAGCATCACGCTCTGCTTGGGTTAGTGGTATCCAAGACAAGACACCCTGTTTTCGTAGCGAGTTGAGTCCATCCTCTGCGCGCTGTCCATAACCATCACCGAACTGGACCTCTAATATTGATTGAGCCGTACTAAAGCTAGTACCACTTTGGCTTAGTAAATCATCGTGAGGAATAGTCACGTACTCTCCTTTTTGAATTTTCGCGTGTGTATCGAACATTCGCCCACGCCAACGAGACCCCTTCTTTTGTAAGGAAAACTTCACCCTTTTGCTTAGAATGCTTTTGGCACATAGGTAAGATGTAGTGATTTCTCTTTATAACGCGATGCGCTTCATTCATCCTAACAACATGAACGCCTACCGTACTTGCAGTAGTGCACCCGTCCACATGGCAAGATATTGGTATCCTATTGGTTAATCGTGTCCAATAGTCCAACCAACTAAAACCTTTGCGACTGCTAGATTGATTTAGTGGTGGTTTGAGAATTATCTTAACTCGAATGGAATTCTTAGATTCAAATACCTTGTTCATGCGTACCCCTGTCAAATAGAACTAATTCATTGTTTCTTTTTTCAAGGGTTTCATAGGCGCTAGAAACGAACGTTTGGATTTGTTCGAAGATAACTCGTAGCTTGCTATAACTAACAATTGATGTACTTCTACTAGTGATACTCGACCTTCAAACACTTCATCAACGTTGATATAAATTCCGGTTTTGTAGCGCAGATGCTCAAATACATCGATTAACATCTTGTAGTAGTTTTTGCTTGCAAACCCTCGAACAACCTTGCTCCTAATTTCTGGATGGACAAGGAACCAAAAATTGAACCCTGAAAGGGTTTCTAAATATCCGTCATGATTACTATCAAGCCTTGAAACAACGCAAGGAACAGTGTTGTTTAATAATTCGTTTACGGCACTACAGGAGTAATTTTTCGCTTCAAGGAACACCAGAATAGCACTCCTAATGTCATTCCATCCCAATGCTTCACAATTAACATTAATCATCGTGCACTGCGTAAACAGAGAGACCTCTCTGAGAGCAAGGTACATCGATTGCTGTTTATCGTTCTTGTTATTGATTACAGTCTGATCAAGGGCTAATTCGTTCATTTTAGAGAAAGCAAAGGCAATATTTCTTAAAGCTGCGGCATCGTTATCTATGTTGTCTTTCAAAGTTTTTTTACCTATAGAGTTGTTTGATGCGACGATAAAGGCACCTTCTCGTTTAGTAAATGGATTCCATTGCTTTGAAAACAAACAGAAAACAAATAGCCTAACAACGTCAAAAATATTACAGTCACGCGAGTTTTGACTGCATTCGTGAGCGTTGCCGGCGACTCGAGTAAAAGAGAATGACTGCAAAACTAAATTGCTGCAGAAACCGAGAACACCCCTTTTGCTATCAAATCCTCTGAACACTTTGCTTGGGGTTTAGCAGTCCACCATACCTTTGTTCTTGTGCCATTTGTTCACGAACGATTCCCGAAAGAGCACTGTTGACACCTTCTTGTGCATGTTGAGCGGTTCGTTCAGTACCACCGTTAACAGTAACAGACAAGGAACCTACACTTACCCCTCCGTAAGAAGACATACCACCAGCAGAAAATCCGCCACCGATTCCCATAATTCCACCCGACCCAGTCAACCAACCTAAACTTTGAACCACCGAAACTAAGGAATTAATTGAGTCGTAAACAGCAGCTAAATCGTCATCAAGCAACCCCAGAGCAGTTGATGTTGCATTGGACATTTCTCGAACGGTTTTTTCTGTCTCGCGTAAGGCGTCTTGATTCCCTCGTTCTTGCAAAGCAAGTACCTCAGACTGATAGCGTTTTGCTAATTCGATACGCATCATATTCATTTGATCCGCTGAGATTTCCTCAGCTTCATGCCGTCGAGTTATTGCGTCTCTCTCCATTTCCCAACGGGCTTGAAGTGCGGCTTCTGCATTCATGTTTTGAATTTCCATCATTCGGATCTCATCTTGAATGCTTTGCTGCCTCTTGGATTCGTTCTCAGCCTCTTGTTCATCCAATGCAGTATTCATTTGCCTCTGTGCATCCATTACGCGATCAAGGCGTCTTTGAAGTGCTGCTGCTTGTTCTGGTGAATCTGCTAGAGCCACCTGAGCATCATGCTCAATTTGGAGTAAACGCATTTGCTCTTCGCGGTATTCGCGAGAGGTCATCGATAAACGTTGATAGCCTAAAAGCTGACGCTCAAAACCAGCATCGGAAAGAGACTGTGCTGCATCATTCAATGCTTCCATTTCAGAGCGAACACTTTCAACAGAGCGCCCTTGCGCCTCGGCAATCTTCGCTATTAGATCATCTACGATTTGCTCTGCATCTCTGCCGCCTGTTCTAAATGTTGTCCAATAGTCTTTGATAGTGTTGCCGAACGCAGAAAATTTCATTGTCCAATCCGAATCAGCAAGAGCTATAAGATCATCAAACTGTTCAGCTTGTGCATTCATCGCAGCAAATTGCTCGGCAACATAAACCATCGCCGGACGTAAACTGCTATCTACGTTGTTGGTGAAATCATAGCTACGCTGCACTTGCGCTTCGGTTTCTTCAGTAATTTTTTGCGCCGTAGCGTATGCCGCGGCTAGACCAGCGACGACTGCACCAGCGGCACCAGCGGCGCGAGTAAATCCGGCAGGAAGTTTGTTTCTGATTTCTTCGGTAAATTCTTGAGCCGTACTTTTAGCTTTATCTAGTTGACCAGAATCAACCGCGATCCGAACTGCTGTTGCTATGTTTGCCATGTGCTTGGGTCCTCTTTATTTTAAAGATGGTGTTGATCTCTATTGGTGAGAGTTTGAATCCATAGAGGCGCGTTACGGCTTCCAATTCCATCGCTGAAGGTGTAGCCATTTTTCCAGCGACAAAAACAACATTTGCTAGTTCTTCTGGGACCACAAAAGCAAGCTCTCTATCAAGCTCAGAAAAGCTGTTTTTTACCTTGGGGTTATTTCCATAAACACCTTCGTAAAAATCAGATCTTATTTTCTCTTGATGCGCTCTAAGTGTTTCACCATCGCTACAGACCTCATCAAGAATTTTTGAGTTTTCGATGTGGCTTTTTAGCAGCGTAATTGCTGCGCTTACTTTTTTGTGTGCTTGTCCAACTCTTGAATAATGGCACTAACAAACCAAGCATTTTTGGGATTTTGGCAAATCTTCTCTACTAGCTTTCCGCTAAACTCACCACCAAAAAACTCATTAGAACGATCATCCCAACCATCAACCAAAGATCCGATATAGCTGTTGTAGGCGATTATCTGTTCCGCATCAGAAGCCTCTTTTGTTTTCAGGAAATTACGGGAGGCGTGAAACTGGCGCATTGAGCCATAACCATGGAAATAGACGGGATGAGACTCGCCCTCAAATTCAAACGTAACGGACAATAACTCCGTGTTCATATCTTCAACAACTGGTCGGTTTGCTACTTTCATGAATAACCTTTTGTGTGCATTTTTGTTGTTACCGGCGCGATACCAGGGCGAAATTTGCAGCCAAAAATCTTTGGCCACAAACCAGGTGCTAAGTCACTTTGCTATCATTCCTCCGGCGGCTCTGGAATGTCTTCATACCCTCGCGCTTTAATCGTTAGCGCTGGATGAGAACCATCTTTAGCTGCCAACGAACGGAAAGGCAGAGTCACAACCCGTTGACCAGTAGCAAACGGGTTATCTGCACCAGTGGCAGCAATGCGCGGCATATCAAACTCAAGCTCATGCCCTTCTTCATTTCGAAGGATTACATTGAGAGACATTTCCTCATCATCTAAGTACATGTCATTAACCGTAGAATCGACATAGAACAGCGTTAGGTTTCCGGTTACTTCCACGTTTGCTTCTGTGACTGAGTGGGCGCCACGTTGCCCCCAACAAAAGTCAGCGCCAGCGTTATTGGTAACGGTCAAATCAAACGACTGCACGATGCATTCGTCCGTCAAATTACCTAAGGAAATATCACCATCGATGTGCGTATAAGATTGAGTATTTGGATAAGGCGTATGATCACCTAAAGGCGTGCCTACCTTTTCCTCTTCGCGACCAATCATTTCATAAGAAATTGTGGTGTTCCCGTCGAGTGGAGAGTTCACAGTGAAGCTATTGACTGTACAGCCCGTAAATCGACGTTGAGTATCGATGTCGGTTTGGTCTGCTTCGAAAGTGAATGATTTCAACGCTGCAGGAGTGCCTATTCCAATAACTCGTTCGCCATCTTCATCAGTCTCACTCCAATCGCTCCACATGCCAGATGCAATTAATGGATCTTGGTCCTCATGAGAGAGTACCGCTTCCAATGAAAAGGCAAGCTCACGAGTAGTAAAGCGAGTTTCGGTATCTTGACGGTTTCCGTTAACGGTTGGATCTGTAACTTCGTTTTTGGTGAATGTAGGAGTGTAAGTGGAAAAACGTTGTTGCTGAATGTCCGGTGAATCACCAATATCACCGAAATCTGGCTCTTCAACTCGCTTTAAAACTAGGTTTGAGCCACTAGCAATATTTGCCATGGTTAATCATCCTTTTGGTATGGAATAAAAACAGGAAGTGCCAGCCAATCAAACTCTTGCTCCGTAGCGCCAACGAAGGGCGGTTCTATAAGCTTTAATCCGTTTGATAATGCATTTTCTAATGCGAACTTAATAAGCGCGTCTGCGTGTGTATAGGCTTCATCTACGCCCGTTTTTATGTCTGTTTTAATCGTTAAGGTTGCTTGTCCGGTGTAAGACAAACAGGAACCTCGCCCTTGCGACTGTCGCTCAGTATCCACCTGACCTAATTGGAACACGGCGAACGTGGTACCAAGATCGGCTCTAAATTCGGTGTTTTCGTATTTGATTGAAATGTTTGGTAGAGCGTTGTCGCAGAGTGTCCGAAAAGCGGAATGAATATCTGCGATCATACGTTTACTGTGGTTTGCCTATTTTGGATTGCGGCTTTTCTGGCTGCGCGTGCAACCTCACCGGGACTCAAAGAAAAGAAGTTGTGACCTTCACCAGTTTTGCGCTGGTATTCGCTTTGCCCTCTCTGTTTCATTTTGTCTTTCATGTTCGCCCAAGCAGCTCGTTGTTGGCGTCTTGGCATGTTTTTGATGCGTTGACGATAAGCAGCACCACTGTGAACATGTTCGGAGTATGGAGCTGCAGCGGTAAGCCACCAGACAGCATTTCTGCGGTTAACGCCTCGTCGCTTTAATCGCCTACGCACTATCTGGAAAATATCGCGTTTCTTTTGTGATTTGAGACCAGCAACATTTCTCTCGACACGATCGCTGCGGTAGGTATCGGTTAATTTAGGATTGTTACCATCATTAACGTTAATAGAGCGAACCATACGCCCCGTTTCAACCGGAGCTTTTATGATTACGATGTCTGCAAGTTCAGCCGCAACAAATCCCACGTTATTTCTCAATGAGCCATCGATAGCATCAGCAAGCTTGCCAAGATCTATTTGCTGTTCAATCAAGCATCACCTCGAAATATCAACATTCCAATAAATTACATTTCCGTCTGGCATTTCAGGCGAACAAGAAACAACACGGTATCGAGTTCGTAAGCTTGTGAAGTTCAATATGTCGCCCTGATTCACCTCGATATCACAGAGACAGGAAGCGGTTTCCGTCTCTGTGAGGTGATCATCGCGCCAACCTTTTTCAACTCCATCCATCACCATATAACCGCGGCGTTTTCGTCCGTCTTGCTCTACAACAAAGGCAGCACCAGCATTACGGATCGTCTTTCGAGCCTGTTTAGTCATTTTCCGGTAGTTGAATCGAGCCATATTTAACCTCGCGTAGAAGTACCAAAAGAAAACGAAGAACCGCTATCACTAGAAAGCAAAGGAGCTAACATCACTGAAACAAGCCCCGTTTCATCGTTAAAAGATCCATTACTGGTGTATGAGACTGTTGTGGAGACTGAGCCAGCTGTAACCGATTCGCTCTGTATCCCTGTGCGATTTTCCGCGCCAAATACATCAGCATCTTGAGAAGCTAATAAGGCAAGCTCTGCTGTGGCTCGAACCAAACGGGTAGGAATTTTGCCTTCTGGTACTTTTCGACCATCACCGTCAATAAACTCAGTTCGAGGAAATAGGTTTGGCTGTTCGTCAGTCAGAATATCGCCACGAAAAGCACGACCAAAACGGCTGTCGATAGCCAATGTAGCGCGGTTAAGCAGTTGAAGCTTTTCATCATCTTCGATGTATTCCCATTCACTGGCAACACCATAGTGAGTTTCAAAATATTCATTCGCTTGCTCTATTGTCGCGTACATTACTCCCCCTTACGATTACGCTTACGCAGCAATGCCAACCCCTTACCGACAGGATCGTCACCGAAAACTATTTTCTTTGTCGCTTCTGGCTCGTCACTACTCTCTTTCTCTGAAACAGACTGGTTTTCTTTAGAGATACCTTCATCTGGTACTTGTAAGCCCGGTTGTTTATTTTGTGCTTCATTCAGTTCACTGAGTAATTTATCCATTGGCGTTCGTCCATCGAGATCAAGTCCATACTTATCTTTCGCATATTTTGTTAATTCCGAGTTTGTCGAAAAACTGTCTTTCGTATACATGTCATTAACTCCAATAAAAAGCCCTCTAAATGAGGGCTTAGGTTTATTAAATTTCTGGTGTTGGGCTTTGAGGGTCGAAGTCTTTGATTGCAGCAAGAATCACAATCGCACGGAATGGGAATGCCCCCATATCAACGCCGTCAAATGCAGACTCATAGTTTGCTGGGTCCATAACCTCAGATAGAGTTGCAGGACGATCTTGAGCAACTGGTCGGTAGTTGCATCCCCAAGTGTGGATAGTCATGCGTTGACGAGTTGAAAGACGATCTTCATCAGCTTTGTCATCGTAAAACGTGTGAGCAATTTTTCGAGGAACAGAGCCATCTCCATATGCACTAAAGTTAGCCGCGCCGATTAAGATAGGATAGATTTTCACATCTGCACCATCATCATCTTGGATTACGGTTGGGCGAAGATGGTTATCAATCATTAGAGCAAGTCGGTTTACGGTACCATACGGCGCGTACTGACCTACATAGGCTGCTTCATTGGAAACCATATCCAACTGATTAAGGTGCGTCTGGACATCAGAGTGCATCCAGATTGTAGAGGTTTCATTTTGGCGTTCACCAAACAAGCCCATACCTTGAATAACGTGCGCGTGACCCAATGCTTCGCCCGTTTCACTCAAGTCAATAACTGTTGGATATTCGTCTGTACTCGCACCGATAGTACCTGCGACCGCGACTTGTAAACCAATACGGTTTACTTCACGGTTAGAAAAGCCAGCAACACGAGAGACCATTTGAGTAATAACAGTTTGATCTCCCATTGTGACAGCATCAACAATGCCATCTTGTGCCCAGCCTTTTTCCACATTGATGATTGGTGCAACAGAACTGCTTGATTCAATTGCATCAAAGTTCAGATCTGAGCCAGATTCATTATCTGAGAATTCTCCTGATAGATCTCCCCAAAATGGTTGTACGTTCACATAGCCTGCGCCTACTTCCATCGGTGATGCTGCCATTGCCCCTGACTGAGCTAGGCGAGTTGCTTTTAAGTTTGTCGCGATTACATAGTTAAGCGCGTTTTCTGGTACATAACGACCTTGAAATTCTGGCATATATCAAATCTCCAAATTATATGAATTATTGTGTAAATAGTGCATTTTTCAGATTTGCCGCATCACCTAACTCAGTTAGGTTCATGTCCATGAAGGACTTTTTATTATCACGGCTTGGCTTAGGATCTTCTGGGTCAATCTGACCTGTACCAGACTTAGCTGGAGCAACAAAACTCGCTTTGAAAGCGTCATCTTGTTTAAGTTGAGAAACGACAAAGCCGACTCCTGCTGGTTTTGCTTCCGAGTCATAAGCTCGCTTGCCGTTATCATCGATGGCGAATACAGACAAATTACCTTCTTCATCAAGGCTAGCTTCAAGCTGACGTCGAACATGGATACCAAGAACTTTAGGGTTGCCACCTTGCTTGGTGATTTCTTCGTTGATCAGACCTGACAGCTTTTCATTAAGAATCTGCTTCTGCATTGTCGCCGTTTGCGTTTGGGCATTTTGCAAGTTGGTAGTGAGAACTTGAATCTTTGCTTCTAGTTCTTCATTGGGATCTACCTGACCTGTTTTCGCCAACTCTAGATCGTTAATTAGCTTTTGATTGCTTTGCTCTAACTCTTGGTTGGATGCTTCCAACTGCTGATTTGATGTTGTTAGCTCACCTAACTGGCTCTCTGCAGTACCAAGTTTTTGACGCAGATCTGAGGTTTGCTTATCAAGCCAGCCTTTACCTTCGTCCGTTGCAATCCATTCATTAAGTTCAGCTACTTCAATTGGCATTTTATTCGTCCTCTTCGTTAGATTCTTCGTTAATTACTTCTTGTTGTTCATCTTCTTGCTCCTGCTCTTCTTCTAGTTCCGGCTCTTCCGGTTCCTCATATTCGATGTCGAAAGGCAAAGTGCGGTTTACGATGTCAACATATTGCTCGTTAGAGATAAGCCCCTTGTCGTGGAGTTTTTCTATGCTTTGCATTTGTTCAGTAGAAAGCGAGCCGATACCAACAGCATTGATTTCAAAGTCCGTTATGTCTGCGGCACCCATGAACCAATTGGCAAACACATGCATCTCACGAACGCCACGCTCAAGTTCTTTCTTAATAAAAGAAATACCAGCTTGGTTTTCAGCTGCGTGTAAGTTGTTTGCGGTTGCAGTTGCGTCAGGGCTTTCTAGGTTGAAATTCAGTGATAGCTCGTCCATATCCTCTTCGATATGTTTGAGCCATTCACGATGTTGAGTAAGTGACGCCCCGTTTGTCTCGACCCAAGACACCTCGCTATCTACAGATGATGTATCGATGACAGACCAGGGGGAAATATTGACTTTGCGCTCTACTACATTTCCCTTCTCATCACGCGAGGGGGAAGCAGAATCACGCATAAATAACATTGGTGTTGCTGCCACATGATGCGCTATTGAAGCGTCCGATGTAGCTTGAAAATGCAAGATATTGTAATAAGCCAAATCTAAGAACGGTGGCTTATTGATAAATTTATATTCTCCTTCTGAGCCGTACACGGCCACTATGGGGATTCTTGGAACATCAATAATGCCTTCATCAATAATTTCTCTAGTATCGCCCTCCTGCATCTTCTCAATTCGCCAAATAACATCTTCACCTGTCAGCTTGAATGACTTGCGAATGTCACCCTCAAGGTCTGGCAAGATTATTTGATATTCAAAATAGGAAAGCACATAACTAGAACCATGAATAAAATACTCAATGTCTTTGAGCTTTAAATTATTGATTAGTTGAAAGTACGGACTGAAATCCATATCTTCCATTTGCTGCAAGTTGAGTTCCCCTTCAAAACGTGGGGCATCCACTAAAACGTAAGCAATGCCATATTTTGCAGCGTTGAACCCAACCCGAGAGACAAAACTCTCTAAATCTCCCCCCTTTGCATCAACGTTCTCTGTGTCCAAGTCTGTCGTTATGCCGTTTTTCAACAGGTTCCCGATTGCTTTGGTAAGCGTTTTTTTATAGATGTTCTTGAGCACTGCTTTTTTGATTCGTATGTCGTAGGCACTGTCGCTCTCGCCTTCAAGCCTTGGTAAATACTTGTATGCCATTTCACGCATTCGGTGAGTACCATTGACAACATCATCAGAAATCCGCCATTGCTCTACTAAGTCAGAACTAATGTCTACCCTTTGTGTTTGATTGAGAATCACCGTCCGTTCCTCTGTCTAAATATTTCTCCCGTAATAGGGAACAATTGCCAAATCAAATAACCAAGAGCGTCATTTGAGTGGTCAAAACCTTGGCTCTTGTCCGGTTCGCCAGCATCAGTCCAAATTTGGCTTTCTAAACATTCCATAAGCGTTTCGCATCGTGGGTGTATAAATAAATGCCTTGCCCCGTTTCCGTCTTTCAATCGTGCATTAAGTGAGTTGACACGATCTTTCACGCGAGGATTTGAACCATCAACAACTACGTTGATCCCGTAGCTCTTCAAAATCTGATGATCTGTGTTTCTGGCACTGGTTTGGCGTTGGTTTCCGGCTGCATCAGGGAAAACGTCGATACGCCTACTCTCAAACCAATCTGGATAACGGCGCTTAATCTCTTGAGCCATACTCTCGGTATCGGAGTTTTCAAGCACAATCTCATCAACGATGTGTATTTCGTTTCCGTACATTTGCCCCACGACTGCACTCATCGGGTTAACGTTAAAGTCCATCCCAATTAGTAGCGGTCTATCTTTATTGAGGTCTTTGTAAGATCTATTGAGACTCCGATCGAAGTCGCTGTATATTGTCCCTCCCTTCAAGTTCACAAACTTTCCAGACAGGTAAGCTTTGATTAGGTTTGGGGGATATGACTCGATAAGCGATTCAATGTAATCGTCGGGCAAGAACTCTTCATTTTCATAGGTACTTGCCTGTACCATGCTGTAAGACTTACTAGGCTTTTTCTTGAATTTCTTATAAACGAATCCAAAGCCCTCCGGCGTTGTGGTCACGCCGATCCCATTCTCAACACCAGCAATTTTCAAACGTAAACGAGCAATGATCTTGTTCCATGCCGTTTCTGCTTTTTCTGGTGTCATGGTGTCGATTTCATCCACCAGCGCACGCGCAATTTTGAAACCAACAATATATTTTGGATTGTCCATTGAGCGGCAGATTACGGTTCCGTAATATCGCTGCCCCCAATAAACGTGAACTTCCTTGTGAGACTCAACAAAATCGACATTGAAGCCCAATGCCTCCGCGGCCTCTTCAAGTGTTGGCACAAATACATCGCGTATAAGCGGATATGTCGGCGCGAAATAACCCAGTCTCGCTTTAGGGTGCGCCATCAGAAAGAAAAGAAGGTCTAAGCAACCAACATAAGTTTTGCCACTACCAAACCCACCTACATAAGCTCTAAATTTAGTTTGAAGTTCATACAGGAAAATGTGTTGAGGTGCGCTAAGGTTTATCTCTCCCACGAGTCACCTCCACCTCTCCAACAGCCTCTCTCACTTGAATATTTACAGCGATTGGCGGCGCTTCTAATTCGACCTCATCAGCTGAATGATTCTCTCGATAAACATCTGGTCGCAAAGCTCTCAATCGAAACTGCAGGAGTGAATCTGAATAGCGTTTAACTTTGATGATCCGGTGATTTCCGTCTTTATCTTTTAGCGACTTGTAATCATCAACGCCCTGCAATGCTCGCCTGTCTGCTTCCTTTTCCAAGCGTTCAACAATATCGAGCTTTGCATCTTCAAAACGCTCTTTGAAATCGGGGTCCTCTTGTGCGTACTCATAAATGCACGTTCGAGAGTATCCTGCCAACTTCGCCGCTTCACCAATCGTCTTGTCTTCTGCAAGAGCAGCAAAAAACTTGTTGTCTCTAGCTCTTGTTCGTTTCTTCGCTCTTGCCATAAAACTCCCAACAAAAAAGCCCTGCCATTTCTGACAGAGCTTTGCTTTGTAAAGTAAGTGATTTGGTTAAGGCACAAGTGCGATAGATAGCTCTTGCGTCTCTCCTGCGTGTCGTCGCAAGTAATCAGTCATTTCAGCGTTAACACCGATATAGCCGGACGTTTCGACGTTTCTGGTCAACGTTGCCATCAAGCCCATATTCGGCGTGAACAGTCTCAATTGATTTGGTAGCAACACCGTAACGTCTGCAACTCTGAATCGAATTTCATTGCTTGATTCTGCTCCCGATATTTCAATGACTGTATGAGTTTCACCGTCATACGTGAATTCGCGAGGTGAACAATCACCTGCCGCGCCAGCATGGGCAACGTCTAGAAAACCTGAGCGCATCGCAGAGCCATTCTGTGACTGAGAGAAATCTTTATATTCAATTGTCGTATCAAAACCCTCCACGCGAATCCCAACGCGAACAGCGTCACTATCAACCACACCTTTCGCATTGCTTACTCTGCAAAAGTAGACTCCTTCGTCATCGTGATTTACATCACTGATAACTAACGCTGTCGACTGAGCACCTTCAACCCAAGAACCATCTTTAAACCACTGAAAGTCAGTTGCATTCGAATCGGCTCCGACCTCTAACGTAACGTCTCCACCTTCCTCAGTTAATTGGCTTTGAGGCTGCTTAGTGATCTTAGGCGCATAAAGAGGAGTGCTAGAGAGTTTCCCTGAAGAGCGGAAGTTTACTGAAATATCCAGTGAAATAACGCTTCTTGGAACAGCTAGCACCTCTCCCATAAAAATACTTATATCTTCTTTACCATCATAAGACACGACCCCGTCAGAAACGGGGCTGATAACAGCAAAATTCGTATAGTAAACGCCAGCAACACGTTCGGCATCTGGCGCAAAAAATTGCATGACTTTGCTGTTTTTATCAAGTTCTAACATTCGCCCTCCTCTTTAAGATAATCAGCCCTTACATTTAATCCCTCAATCGTCAAAACATAGGCGTCGCAAGCCATTGTGATTAGAGTGGGTGCTTGTATCATTGCTATCGCATCTTGGTTAAAGTTCAATCCTAGTGAACTTCCAAATCTTTGATGTTAAACCAGAGAGAACTAAGTTCGAGACTCCCGAGAACTTAGTGATCTTCCCAACTGACATTTCATGCGATTTGCATGTAGAGCCCAAGGTATGGGCTCTTTTTTTTCTGAATTTATGGTCGGTAATTCTGTAACGCCACGAAGTTATCGACTAAATCATATTGCTGCTTGAAACCAATGACGTTGAGCAAGAATGTTAATGGGGTTTCTTGCAGCAATTTCTTCAAACTTCCGTTACTGACAGTCTTATACGGAACTTTAAAGAACTGTTACGATTAGTTTGCCTCCTGCCAAAACATTGACTGCTCAACTCATTGCGCATAAAGCTCTCTACTGTATAGTCATTTTCAGGTAGTGAATCAAAGCCTCTCTACCAATTCACTACCTATCATCATCGGCAAATGTAGACGCCATGCCTATGGGCATTACAACTTGCCATTGATGCGCTTTAACCGCCATTTGGTTGGGTCTATCCCTCATAGACCCTTTTTTTTTCACATAAGATTTGCCTAATGAGCATTTTCTCAACTCAAACCAACCATAGTTGCACTTGACAAAATTAACTTTAAAAAGCCTTTATTCACCAAAAACATGAATGAAGCTATACCTTACATTTCAAACACATAACGTCAAAACACTGTCGCCAAACCATATTGAGATGATCAACAGTAAAGGTATGATTTACCCCGTCAGCAACGCAATACCAGTCTGATTGATTGCTGCACTGCTAGAGGTGAGGCTAGTTTTCTCCATTACATCCATTGACTAGCCAAACCAACGTTTAATGCACATTTGTACGCAGAGCCTACTAACCTAGGCTCTTTTTTTTGAAAACTTTAAATGCTCAGAGAGGTGAGAACTCCTGCAACTCCCCACTTCTTTGGGCACTCCCTATTAGTAGTTGGAACTACTAAAAAATTGCGAAAAAAGGAAAGCCATAAAAAAGGCTAGTTTCGCAGCAAACAACAGCTAGTTAGGTCGAAGGACTGGCAACCTAGCAATCTCGGAATTAAACGTAATGAAAAAAACTCTAATTATTTCATCTTTGTTCGCATTAGCATCAACTCCAGCATTTGCTGATGACTTAATTCAGTCGCATGGCATGAATTTCGGCATGGGTACAGTAAAAGTAAACGGATTGAAGTCTCACACACCAACTGTTGAATACAATATAACTCTTAATGGCGGGATTCATATTGCAGCTGGCTTTGCGCCATCTCGATCTAACCTTGAGTCTGAATACGGCATTTCTCCTTTCCAAGCTGAAGCTCCGAAAACAGGCGAACAATTCACAAAAATCAAGTCAAACTGGAATGCACACGTTGGTTACAGCTTCTCTTTTGATGGCTTTGGCTTAACTCCTTACGTCGGTGTATCCCAATTCGAAGCTGAATATGAAAGTTTCGACTTCCTGACCAACACCGGAATCAAATCGAAAGGCTCTGAGTCTGTAATGTACTACGGCGTACAAGCAAAGCTTGATAGTCACCCAATCACATTGGGCGTTCGTACCTTTGAAAGTTCTGACATCAAACACATAGATGTAGACCGAAGCATTATGTTCACGCTAGGTGGTCAATTCTAAGAAAGAAATGGCAAGTATAGAGCTCGTAAATATCGAGCTCTTTTTATATGAACCAAAAAAAACGCATCACCCTCTTTCTATGGGTTAGCTTCCAAAGAAATATACACGCATTTAATAGTTACAATTGTACAGTTTCTAGCCAAAACATTGTCACCATCAAATACTAAACTTGCTGTATATTCATTCCTGTCGGGAGTGTGTTTCCACCTACGCGTGCAAACTCTCTTGTGTGTACGATGACACGCTGCCGACAACTTCCCTCGACATACCCAACAAAGTGCGCTTTTATGGCGCTCTTTTTTTATCTTTCATTTTCGACAACTAGTTACAACAACAACCAGAAAGAAACAATTGCACAATCTACTTACAACCGACTTGAAAAGTGTCAAATCATTGTCTCAATACCCTATTGGAGAATAGCGCTCACTCGTGAATAATGAGCGTCATTCGATTGGAGCTAAATTCAATACTAATCGAATGAGAGAAACCAAAAGTAAATGTCGTACCTTGCGGATTCTCAACGGAGCCTGTGATTTGTTATTGTTACGGATACTTTCAAAGGCTCCACTCTAGTGACCGCCTTCCAAATAGTTGTTTTTTCAAAGTCCTAATCGGATGTGCGGTCACTAACCTTATTCCGAGATTCAGCAAATTCAGACAAACGGATTGCCTGAGCTGAGCCCCAAGCCCCAACCTTGCGCTACCCTGTTGCGTTGGGGCTTTCTTACTCAAGTCCGTTTTTGATTCGCAATTGCCTCATTTTCTCGCGTTGCCATTCAATAAAAGCAGAATCAGGCGAGAGCAAATCGATTAAAAACATAGTCCCACCAACGTTATCTCGTAAGTATTCCGCTAATGCTAGATGAGTAATTGTCGTTGCATTAGAGTTACTAAATACCCAAGTCCCTTGCCCTAAGAGCGAGCCTGTAGACGAGTAGAATTCCATACTTACACTGCCAGTTATGTAGAGGGTTAATCGAAAGTTACACGTAATACCAGCACCGCCTACATACAAAGCTTCACAGTTCCTAACCCCTACCGAGGTATAAACCGTTCTAGGTTGAAAATCACTGCCCGGTATTGGACCAGCATAAAACCCATAAATACCCTGACTTGTCGCGATAGTCATTTCATGCGTAAAAAGAGAAAGACCGTAAAAGTCTGACATTTTCACTTCACCAGCAGGTAGATTGAAGTCGTTTGCAGCCGTCCTCAAACTGAGTTCTCCACCAGTCCCCAAAGCATCACGAATATCACTCATTGCAATCTGACCAGAATCAGGAATATCAAAAACACCCGCAAAACGGGTGTTATTCATCATTGCTTTTAGCTCATCGAGTTTACTCAAAGCCCTTTCCCTCCAAGTTTATAACTCTCTGTTCAAGAGAAGCTATTTTTTGGCTTTGCTCATCAATAACCTCGATTGCCTTGGCTATTGCCATATAAGCCGTTGCACCTTCCGCTTTTACGAAATCATCTAAAGCTTCTTCTATCTCGGTTCGCCCTGCTCCAAAGAACGCCACTACGTCAGCAGTACAGTTGATCTGTGCATTCGTTCTAGCGATTGTCGTAGGGGAAAGATCCGAAATGTTAGCCATCGTGTGAGTATGGCTAACTGGAGCATATTCACTATGCGTATGAGCTGCCGGAGGAAAAGAGGTTGGCTTTCCGGTTGTTTCGTCCCAACTCGGCCAGCGCGTTGCCGTTGCCGGAGCTCCCGTAATATCTGCCCATGCGTGTTGGTGAGCGCTAGGAGGGAATGAACTGGGCTTTCCAGTTGTCTCATCCCAAGTTGGCCAACGTGTGGCTGTTGCCGGAGCGCCACTAACACCAGCCCAAGCAACTGAACCAGCACTACCAGTAATACTTACACTATAAGAACCACCATCAGCCAGAACTACGCGAACGGATGTTGCAGGGTTGGTCACATCCGAAGTGTTGTTTTTGTACGCATACCAAAGCTGAGAAATAGTTGTTCCATCAGCAAAGCTATACAATGTATGCCGATACTTAGAACCTCCGTCATGCCCCCACTGCAACCAGTTAACAAAAGCTGTCAATCCCGAACCAGCAGGACTACTAGCAGAGCCAGTCCTTAGCTCATCCGTTTGAGTATTCCAATCAGCATTGAGTGGTCTCTGTCTAGTAAATGCAGGGTCTACATAGTCTTTTCTAGTCAGCGCATTCTCTGCACTACTCTGAGCAGCAGTCGAGATGGGATTGACACTAAATGTCTTGGTGCCGCCAACCGTTTGGTCGCCAATCGTGCGCATCAACGTGGTGGGGTCCAAGTCGGTAATTTCACCCATTGCGTGAGTATGAGCCGATGGTGGGAACGTACTAGGCTTGTTTAATACATCATCCCATTCGACACTACCGTCGCTACCTTCACCAAGAAAACGCCAATCTGTCCAAACGTCACTAAAGTGCGTTCTTACTGCCACTCTAGGAGGCGCATTCTCTGCCGTATTGTACTCAACAGCCAATTGAGTACGGTTAGAGTCCGACGAGGCGCTTGTGTAAAAGCGTTGCGTGATATGCCAAAAAACCGCTGAATCTGGACTATTCGCATGGTTAGAAATGAACTGAGGCGCTAAATCAGTATCAGGGTCGTGTTCAGAACCGGTACCAACATAAGAGATCCTTACACGGGCATCAGCAGCCGTATTGAAATCGCTGATTTGTGATGCAGTGTGTTCGTGAACCGCTGCAGCCGCACCCACTTGATCATAAGTGGTGCCGTGTGGATTCTGATCATCGTTTATGTGAGTGTCGAAATCTTCAAAAAGCGTTTCAATGTTTGATTCGTTGACACCTACGCGCTGAGTGACTTCCGCAATCGCTGTAGCGTTATCGCCTATGCTTCCCTCAAGCTCCACCAGCTTATTGGTGACATAAACCATATCTTCTAAGAGGTCGTAAATATCCTCTTCATTGACTGCCACACGTTGAGCAAGAGCCAATAGGTCAGCTTGTCGTGCAATCGTCGCGTCTATACCGATTGTGATGCGCCCATTCTCGGTATTAACGGAAATCGTAATTCCTTCGGTACCAACGAGCTCTACATAACCAGTAAGGTTATTGATTGCATCTACTCGTGCACCAGTTTGAACCGGAACGTGCGTCCACTCGCCTACTTCATCGGACCAAATTAGGAAATCACCCGCAGTAATCGTGATTTCTCCGGCACCGTCTGAAATCTCAGCGTCGAATTCTTCCGTTGCTAAATAAGCAAAACCTGTTGCATTACCGTCTGGCGAATTTGGCGCGGTGTCTTTGAATAAGTGCGAGTTTAGAGAATCGCCGTTAACAACAGCGAAAATATTAGGGTCTGTTCCTTCGGTATACTCACTAATGGCGCCACGAATTTTAAGAATGTCGTAAGAAGGTGCCGGAATAAAGTCGAATCCAGTGCCCGTGTCGTTCACTACAGCGACTTGACCCGGGTCGCCGTATGGAATGTTATCTTCCTTCGAACTATCCAACCTCGCGATTTCTGCGGCGTTCTCGTCGATTTCCTCTTGTAACGCTTCATCAGCATTAATACGCGCTAATTCTTCCGCATCGATGTTTAATTGAAGCTGTTCATCTGCTGCTATACGCGCAGATTCTTCATCATCGATATTGGATTGCAATTGTTGGTCAGCAGCAATACGGGCGTTTTCTTCCGTATCGATGTTGTCTTGTAGTACTTGGTCACGTTGGCGAGATTCAGAATCAACAGCATTAATCTGCTGCTCTAGTTGGTCCAAATCTGAATCGATATTTTCGCGGTCAACATTCGTTAAAAATGTTTCAACCTCACCGTCAGGCTTAACCCATCTTGGCACCTCGCTACCACGCAAGCGAACTTTCGCGTTATTGCGTCCAAATGTATCGCGTAAGGCATCACTAACGATGACCGTCTCACCGTCTTTGTTGCCGATTACATGATCTGTTTGCGCTTCAACTCTCTCAAAACGCTTAACACCATTTATGGATTGATCCTCATACGTGTTGACCATATCCTCGGCGTACATGTGATTAATTCGTTCATGTAAGCGGGTGTCGCCATCTTTTCTCGATAGCGCTTCATTGTCGATATTGGTTTGCAGCAAGTTATCGCGTATCACAGAGCTACGCTCTACATCATCGATGTTTCTCTGCAATTGCTCATCACGCTCTCTAGAATCGCTATCAACATTATCAATGCGCTCTAGGATGTTTCCACCGTCTACGTCAGTAAGAAACGTTTCAACACTGCCGTCAGGCTTAACCCAACGAGGCACAAACTCACTTCGAATTCTCGCGATTGCGTTATTACGCCCAAACGTGTCTCTTTGCCCATCACTGTGCAAGACAACCTCACCAAGAACATTCCAGATAAGGTTTTGATCAAGCCCCTGCAGGTGCGCAAATTTCTTTTCACCAAGAATTGATTGATCTTGGTAAGTGTTAACCATGTCCACCGCATACATGTAATTAATGCGGTCGTTAGTTTCCTTATCAAGACGATCAACTGTCTCTCGCGTATAGAGATAAAAACGGAAATTATCTAACCCAAGTCCATCGTCGGACTCACCAAAGCCAATTCCCTGTAGCTCGATTTCCTCAGAGCTCGCATGACGTAACTCTGAGCCTTTAATAGTAAGAATCTGATTATCATTACTCATGCGGAGAAATGGCTCCTGTGTTTTTGCGCTCAGTAGTAAAACCCTGATATGTTCGCTCTAGACGAATGAATAACCTTGGCTCTCTCTCAGCGATAAATACGCGCCTGTTTGCTGGCATACAAAAAACGGCACTTTCCAAGATCTTGAAAGGATTAAACACATCACTTTCGTGGACCTTAAAAACTGCCGTTATTTCTGACTCTTCGATTTTGAAGGGATCGTAAATTCTGGATATTTTCGGGCAAGTCATTGCTAAACCCCGTTATTGCCTCGCGTGTTGTCTTGTGTGATTACGTGAGAACCCTCAACAGCGCGTGAGCGAGGAAAACCACTGGCGTCTGTGAGTTCTACATCAAATGTCCCTTCAATTTCTGTCTCTCGAAAATTCAGAGATTCAGTAATGCTTCGGGCAATGGTCATTCGGAAGCGTCCACCTAGAGGATCGATAATATCTAGCCCATCCCCCAGCGTAAGAGTGAAAAGCTCTCTACCTTTTGCGTCACCTTGGCGAAATGTCGCTTCTAGGTCGTCGCCTGTTAGGTCTCTAGGGGTTGAATCGTCGTCTGATTCATAAACTATGAAATCATGCCTGTAATCGGCTCCTGCTTTGACTTCGAGATTTACGGTTAGCGTCATAGGGGCTCCAAAGTGCCATAAAAAAAGCCCAACCAGAGGTTGAGCTTTCATGTTTCATTTTAAAATTAGTTTTATCGATTTCTTCTCATCTGATCGAATTCCTCTTCGACATAAACCACTAGCGGCATATCAACGGGAAATTCTATCAACTCGCCTAGAGTGGGATTATTGCAATCACGACAAAGCGGAGCGACAACGACAAGGTGAATATCACGGTTACTGCATATTAGATTAGCGCCAATAACCTCTTTTGGTCTCTCACTCCTACAATTTACATTTTGGCAAGTTCGATGATACCCCTTGTGGAGCGAGTAGGAATGACTGGTAGCTATATTGACCAACCAGTAATCAAAAAAACTAGAATAACTTGGAGGTGGTCTCTTCGTTCTCATATTGGGCATATTCACCCATATTATGTCATCTGATAAAAACGTAAATTTATTAATCGCAATGATATCAGTAATCATTAATCAGCAATCCTTAATCTAATAAAGTGCAACTGATTTTATTGATTAAGAGACATGCCTTTTGCGCTTAAAGTCACCGCAATACAAAGCATAACAATTTCAGAGTTTTTTTGACGCTTACAAGAAAAACGTCATATTTTTAGAAGTCTAATTTTTCCACCAGTGCCGCAATCGCGCTTCATGGCGTACTTAACAGCCTCTTTAGCACTCAAACCTAAATCCAATGCAGTTAACGCATGATCCTGACCACTGCCCCACGCCTCACTAAAGTTAAGCTGTAGCCGTAGGAATCGACCATCTTGGAAACCAAAGCTATAAACTTTGCCGTTCTCCACCATGGCACCATCACAGTCATACGCACCTTCTAAATTCGGATAGTCAGAAATGAATCTTTGCACTTCAGCTTCATAACCAGCCGTAATAAAAACGACGTTATTTTTTTGGTGTTTTTTGCAGTAATCATCCGAACAAATAGTGCTGCCTCTCGTGATTCGAGAATCAAACGCAATTTCTCGTTTTTCATGGTCGTAAATAATCGTTGTCATGATCACCTCTAATTTTGAAGATCCTAGAAAATCTCAGGGCTTCGTACTGTTCGGATTGTTCGGAAATAAAAAAGCCAAATCACTAAGGATCTGGCTCTTTAAAATTCTCGAATTTTTACGTTTTTTACTGTTCATCGTCCGTATCATCTGCGGTTATCGCTATCTCACCAATCGTAGAGGAAGCTTTCGCATAAATTCGTCTAGATGTTTTTTCGAATCTCATGAATTCGTTTGACGGTAACTTATGACCTCGTTCTGAATCAGGTTCGCCTATGAAAATGATCAAATCGCGTGAACCTGTATTTTGAATCAAACCAGAAAAGCCGATTTCTACAACGTTTTTCCAGCTTTTATCTAAATCTACTACTTTCGTCATTTTATGATTCTTCCGTATCTTCTAACTCTACGCCTAACCACATACTGCTTTTTTCGCGGTTTTTTATGTGGCTTTCCTTGGTCCTCTGATTTTTCGGGAATTTCTGCTTCATCAGAATTTTCGTGAATTTCGCTTTCTTCACTCTCTTTCTCCGGTGGCGGTTCTGGCTCCGGTGCTGGTTCTGGTGTTTCCGGCATCTCTGGTAATACAGGTTGTTGAGGTGCCGGAATGATCTCTGGTTCGCTTGGTGGCAGTACCAGATCGTTTTCTTGTATTGGCTTTTCGGGTTTTTCTTCATCTTCAAGCGTTGACCTGTATCGCAAGATCGTTAGCTTCCCTGCGTGTACTTTCCCCATAAAACTCCCTTTTGCTATCAATTTTTCTTTTCGCCCTGGCGCCGGCAGCTGACTAATGATTGCATTTAGTTCGTTGCCGGTTTGCTGCAGGAATTCGAATTGCACCCAAAACGAAAAAAGGTCGCACTTGGCGACCTTTCTCTATCCTTTGTTATGAGCACTCGATGAATACTCAGAAAAAAAGCCTCTCTGGGAAAAAGAGGCATGCTCTAAACCGTTCTTGCCATTGGGAGACTCGATAGGTATTCGAACAACTTCAAATTGGAAGTAAAAGTAGTTGTGAGTGATATCATGCAACCATCACTTAACTGACAAGACTTATCCTACCAGTTACCGCATTGCAGTTTAATTAGTTTGCTGACCGTTTTATCAATAGCTTGAGGGCAGTCAAAATAAACGCTCTTTCCTAATTCCCCGACAAATAACAGGGGCAAAACTATCGATGTAATCGAATATCATCCTTCATATAAGTACCCACAGAATTCGCCTATTTGAAACCATTTGGTGAATGTATCGAGTAATTCAGGCTTTAAAGGACGCTGAACACCGGATAGCGCCAACTCTTTTGCCAGTACATCATTTGGGTTCGCTCCTGCAGAAAGCTTATTTACGAGATTTAAGCGGCTAATAACTTGTCCACTGTAACCGGAAAAGGATTCAACCTTATCGATTATCAGAATAACGCCACCTTTTTTAACACGACTGGTCAAGCGGTCTATCAATGCTTGTCGTTCACTTACCGGTACAAACATCAATGAGAGAAAAACCACGCCAACATCAAAATCAGGAATGTCGTATTTTTCCATGTTGGCCAGCGTAATTTTTCCAACACCACGGAAGTGATCCACCATATCAAGCGAGTTATCTACGTTGATAGTGGTTGCCTTTCGATGTTCGATAACCTTACGGCATGCATCTGTGACATTTCCGGTAGCACATCCAAGATCCAGAAATACTCCCTCTTCTGGCAAGTAGTTTCTGGCAATGTGCGCGGTCATACTGGTTGCTATGTTGTACCACGGCAGTTGCTCTCTAACATGGTTGTCAAAGTGCTCGGCGATCTCTTTATCTTTAAACGTCCATTCCTCTGGGATTCTCATAATCGAACCCCCAAGCGCTTGCTGAATGCCTCCAACGCCTGATCCACCAGCCCCATCTTAGTACCGTCTGGATATGGCAAATTAAACTCAAATTCGATTGCCTCTCTCAAATCTCCGATGATTGCCGCGGTATTTGGTCGTGCACAAGTCGCTCGAACGTTGTTTAGATTGTCGGATACGTTCACCGTTTCGAAATACTTCTTAAACAGCGTGTAGAACTCAGAAGGCGTGTGGTACTTCTGCACCTTTGGCTTGTCTTGGAAATCTCCAATCGTAATCCCTGCTTCATAGTCGAGCCCGAAGGTAGCATAGGTCGATTGCCTTTCAGCTAACCCCTTGGCGCCATGGACCACTTTTAAGCTCGTACTTTCAGTTGCAGAACTTGCGCAAGCGTATAAGCGCGTATCAATGCCACATAAGGCAGCACAAATACAGGCGATCTTTTGTCTATCTTCAAAAAATGGAACGCTATTTAGGACAGAGCTAATAAACACAGAGGTAAACTTCTTACCGCTAGAAATGCTTTCTAAAAAAGCCTCTGCAATTTGAATGCTTTCCTCTTTGTTGATTGAGTTATTCGCACCTAAGCGATAAGGCTCAAAAGGCACAACACTCACACCTGATTTTCTTAGTAGGTGTGTTTCTGTTAAATGCCCTGCTCCAAAATCAACAACAGAACGCCCGTGCGTTTTCTTCCAAAGAAGTGCGGATTTTGGGTCCGTAATGTCAAAGTCTTTAGATCGAGAACTCGGTGCAACCGTGAAAATGAACCCTTGCCCAAGTTCACGCCTAGCGCGTCGAGCTCGTCTAAATGAGTTGTATCGCAGCAAATCTTCATAACGATTATGTATATCGAAATCCATGCTCAATAGGTTAAGCATGGCGCTACTCAGTTCGGCTTCTTCAAAACTGATATAAACCACTTCGATATTGCGCCATTTCTTCTCTGCGGCGTACTGGAGGCGTCCTATGCCGTTAACCACCTTGTTATCTGGCGTACAGACAACAGGCATGGTGATTTTCTTCCCATAAAGCAATCGCGCCATATTTCGAGCATAGTTAACCCACTTTCCACGATTAGCCTTAACCAACGTTTCAACAGGCACTTTGCGCGCATTCAAACAACGATAAAACTCTACACCGCCAAATTCTTTATCCGGCACTATTGAAGCAGCCTGATCAAGATTGGCTCTCGCAAGAGCTTCCGTCATGTTGTTTGGTGTATCTGCCATATCGAGATCATTGGTACCGCGATTAAACGCGATGTTGATCCCCTTCCTTTCGGATAATGGCATTGGCGGCACAAAGAAAACCGGTACGTGGCTTAATCCCATTCTACGCGCTACATGGTGGCGTTGGTGTCCCGACAATATCTCTCCGCTTGCATCAGCAAACAACGGCAATAAAAAACCAAGTTTACCTATGGAAAGCTCAAGTATATCAAGACGAACCGGATCAGCTTTTCGAGGGTTATATGTGGACGGTCTAACTTTATCGATAGGCACGAGCTTTAGCATAGGCGTAACCTCAGTTTAATTTCTTCGATTACTTCATCTTTGCTAAACCCAGCCTCTGCTCGTATATCCTCTTGCCAACGCAAATAATCTTCGCGTTCAATTGGAAATGAGTATTCACCAATCACTAGCTTGGTGTCTGACTCTTTAATTTTTAAGTCACTATCAGAATCATGCCCATCACGTAACTCAGGCGGCGAAAACTCAAGCTCAAGATCCGATAAATTATCAAGAGCAAGAAGATCCAAGTCATACCCAGCCGCTTCGAGAGCCGCAATTTCTTGCGCTAACATTTCTTCATCCCATACGGAGCCTTCTGGCAACGTATTGTCAGCAATCATGTAAGCGCGTTTTTGGTCCTCAGAAAGCCCTTCAAGGACAATACAAGGCAATCGCTCGTACCCTTCCTCTTTTGCCGCTTCTAAACGACCATGACCAGCAATAAGTTCGTCATTCTCATCAATCAAGAGAGGGTTTGTGAAACCCCACTCACGCATCGAAGCGCGTAGCTCAGCAATATTTTTATCGTCGTGAATATTGGCATTGTTTGTACTTGGTTTAATTTCGTTAACATCACGAATAGCGTAGTTATACAAATTGTGACTATGTGTTTCTAATTGTTTATCTGTCATGGTTTGACCTTTTTAAGTTGTCTACCATGCCCATGCTGACCTCGAGGAAAGCATGGGCCTCGATCTAACTCATGACCTATAGCGTGGGTTAGTGGCTTGAAAAGTGTTCCCGCACCTTTCAAGTCGCCCATTTCCATGAAACAAAAAAGACCACTCAAATAAATGAGCTTTTTTACATCATCTGTGCTTAATTTCAGACAGCACGCCGTTAACGACTCTCATCGTCATACTGTGTTTAAGGCAGGAAGATTGCCGATAAGCGACAAGTGACCTTCGAATCAGATCTTGAAGGCGTGACGCCTCGCTTATCCGTTGCCGCAACCTCTCTCTAGATGATTTAATCCGTTCATCCTGTGTGCCATGTTTCAATGGCTTACTCCCTATTGCTGCTTGGTGTCAGCTTCATATTCCTTGAGAGCATCAATTTGTAGTTGGCACTCATCGAGGATGAGCTGTAACCGTCTTGCGTATTCCGCAACCTCTTTCCACTTCTTGCCGCTGTATGCCGGATAGTGACAATCCATGATTAAAGGCAGTGGTATCGATGTATAAATGATTTGGGTTTGTGGTGGAGAGTTATTCGCCGAGCAGCCGATTAACTGCATCACCATGAAAAGCATCACCGCATGGATTGCCCGAAATCTCCTCCTTGTAAGTGGCAATATCTTCTTCATAAATGGTCCTCAAATTGTCGCGCTCTTGGATCAAGTTAACGACTTGCTTCTGCAGGTGTTCTTCTCGATCCATCAGCTGCAAAATCAGGTCTGTTTTAATCTCAACTTGATCCCGAAGCTGGCGACTCAACTCACGCTCAGCGCCTAACTCTTTCTGGGTTGAGTTGTAGGTGTAAAACGCAAGCGAAAAAAAAGCCGCTACCGCGACCCACTTGAAAACTGCTAAATATTTGATTGGCATGAAGTCACCTAACTCACGTTTGAAGCAACTTTTAGAAGCGCACCACCCAAAGCCAGAACCAAAACCACCAGCCCAACGATCAACTTGCGGCGCTTTTTTGCCTGTTCTTCTAAACGAACCTTTTTAGCATCATCAACAATCTGAAAAACCGCTTCATCAATTCGCTTGGTGAGCCGTTCTTCTGTTTGATTCAGTTCTTCAGATAACTGGTTTCGACCCTGATTTTTAGCTTGCTGGATCAAAAGCTTTATCAGTTCGCCCTTGCTTATCTGGTCAATTTCCACCATCTCGGTGTTTTGTTTCTTTCCAGTCATGTTTCGTCCCTTGTTCGTGGCTATGACCGCTAAATTATGATCATCACTCAACAGCCCAAATCTGCGATTATTACGTGGACTCATTACGCCCCCCTATCGCATGAAATGGATCAGCATTGAGATCCCCAAAATCTGCAAAATAAAGCCACCAGCTAACAAACATTTTGCTAACCAGTGGCAACAGTTATCTAGGTTCATCCTCACTCCGTGTTTAGAATCTAAATCGCTCCTGTTTGTATCGGTTGATCCGCTCAACGTAACCAATCGTTTCTTTGTGATGGTGTCCAGTAACGGAAGGCAGACACTCAACAATCTCTGAATATTCCATGACACCACCACACAAACGTTGAGCTTTATACAGATTTCCACGCCCTGCGTTATAGCCAGCTAAACTAAGGTTTACCCAACTTTCATAAGAGCGATTTTTACGACTCCAACCATTGAACTGGGTACGCATGTAATAGGCTTGAGCTTCAAGTGCGTATTTCACATCAAAAGGACTTGAGCCCTCCGGCACCACACCAGCCTTGATCATGTCGTTCCAAGTACCAGGCATGAACTGCGCGCATCCCATAGCACCAACCGGAGAAACAGCATCACAGTTAAACGCTGATTCCTGTTTAACTTGAGCCCAACCAAACCCCCAGTGAACATCTGGGTTGTACTTGGTCCAGTACGCTTTTATGTATTTGTCATAGCCCGAATACGCCTGAGAGTAGAAGGGCGATAGCAATAAGACGGAAGCCGTAATACAACGCGCAAGCATTGGGCGATTCCTTAATCTTTGTGAGAATTTCATGTTTAAATTTAACTCCATTCAGCATGTCGAATAGACGCGGCATTAGATACAAAAAAGCGACCGCTAGGGTCGCTTTCAAAATCATGTATTCAATAGGTGAGATCATCTCTTTTCCCCATAACTTTTAGTTTCTTGGTTTTTAAATTCCTGCATACGATCCAAACGATACTTGATAAGTCGTATTTCGCTTCCAAACTCTGAGACATCATCAGCAACCATCTTGAGCTCCGCATACTGCTCACTCTGACCTTTCTTGATGTCTGATAAGACCCAGAGATTAATAGTCACAAGCACACTTATAACACCAACGAACAGTGCAACGACTGCTGGTGGTATTTCCGTCTGTCTAGCTACACTCATTAACCCTCCAAAAAAAATTCGCCGAAAGGCGAATTTATTTACTAATTATGTTATTCCACTCAATCCAAGTTAGATCGACTGGTATAATTCCAAAATTAAACATTTCCAGAGATGGCTTACATGCATGCTTACTTTGAATAGCCCACCGTTTTATCTCATCTCTATTTTTTACCTTAAATTGACCACTGTTATTTATCTTTTTCTTTATATTTAGAATTGTGTTCTCTACAGTCTTAACGCTTGTATTTGTTGCCATGGCGATTTCAGAATTAGAGTACCCTAAAACCAGATAGAAAAGATATTCATCTTGACGCTTAGTGATATTAACAGAGCCAGAAATATCTGTTTTTTCTCTAGCCCCTTTACTGAAAACTGAGGCATCAAGAAACTGGGAAACGAACTTGAAAAGAGCTCCCATTGGGTGAAAGTGAATTTCGGCTAGTCGTTCGTTTACCCCGTCAAAGGACAAGACAACGAACCGACAAAAGTAAGCCATTTTCACCCCTTTGTGCTTAAATACATAAAAGAAATAACTATCCGTAAAGTGTTGCAAATTGTAACTCAACTGCTCAGCAGACGCTCTCTTTGTACTGTCAAATTCTTCAATAACATTAAAAACACAAAAACCTTTACAATCTTCGTTGGAAACGCCGAATACTTGACGAAAACCATCATTTGCGTGAAGTATTGAAAAATCGCCATCAATAAGAACGGCTGGTTCATACACAGCGTTTATTCTCACTGACAGTACTTCAACTATATTTACATAATCCATCTTCATATTAGCCTATGACATGTTAATTTTAGGAGTTTTCCCCTATTAACATAAACATCAACGCTAATGTAAAGTGACTGTTCTCTTATTTATGCAAGAGAATGTGTAGGAAACACCATTTACATAAGGAACCGATATATATGAAATGTAATCAAGAAGAAATAGAAATGGCAATAACTATATTAGAAGATGCATGCGCTGACTGTAAAATTGTTCGCACCGCACTATTTGGCTTCTGCGACATTCTTTACAGACATATTTTAAAATAAGTAAGCATAAAAAAAGGGCTGCATAACTTGCAGCCCTCTCCAACTTACATTTATAGTGCCTTTTTTTGATAGCCTCGTCAAGCACCCTACTTCTGATAGTCCAACATTACCTTTTTAGCTTGCTGTTCCCACCTATCGATAAGCTCACAAGCCATTTGAATGCCGGGCTCGTATCTATCGCGCTTCTTTGAATACGTACACTGAGAAACACCAATGATCGCCGCTCTCGTTCTTTGAGGAAGGATTCTTGCTTGAATCCTTTCCTCAATAGCAATTCTAACAAGTCGTTGAGCAAGTTCGCCACAAAGCTTCTTTTCCACCAACTCTCGAACCATGTGTGAATTTATCTTGTCAAAAGATTGAGTGTCGAGTTCTGGGGTAATATAAGCGAACATAACCCATGATGTAGCCAAGTCATTTAAGCCAGCAATTTTCAATACGCTTTCAAGGTTCATGTTCACTTTGGCTAGTGACTCGAACAGCGCCTGTGTTTTCTCCATACTATTCATAAGAACGTTAACAACCCCTTATCAATCAAAATCTGCTGTGTTTCTTCAAGCGCTCTTAGCTTGTCAGCCGCATGCGCTCTCCTTCCTTGGTTATCAATTTCAGCGTGGCAATTAGAACAAGCGAATACGGCTATGTTGTCACTACACTTGGTAGCCCATCCGCTATCAAAACCAATATGTGCGAGAATCGTTGTTTCTGAGTTGAAATTGCATATACCGACGAGCCGTAAAGTACAATCCTTTCCCTTTGCAGCTTTTCTTATCTTGGTACTTTCGATTTTCATACTTAGCCTCAAATGAACGTCATAAGTTGTTGAATAGCCCTATCCATCTCGCTCTGGTCGTCAAACACTTGAAATAGTGATTTATTCCAAATTACGTCATGACACCCTTTGTAGATTTTTGCGAAATCTTCCTCAGATAGAGCATCAAAAGCGATAGACCAGGGAACTTTCACAACCCCACCGCTAGGCATGTGAACAAGCTCGTAAAATCCCGCCTCGATCATCACCTCTTTGCGGTATATTTCCTCGCACTTATAAGATTCAATGTCTAAGGCTTTCTCTCTGCGCTCTCCGAGCTCTTTCAGCAATAAATCCGCAATCTCCTTACCTTGAACGTCATAGAGCTCTGGATTGCCGCCTAGGGCGCAGAATCGCCTAGCCACTGCGTGAGCAATTGCAAATTCCGGCTCAGAAACTAAGCTGATGTCCGGTGCCCAATATTGAAAACCAAGACGAATAAGCGCAAAAAACTTCTTGTGAAAACTCAAATTTCTCTTTTTGCTTTGCGGCTTGATTGCAACCACTCGCCCAGAAAGTTGCTTTGCTTTTTCATGATCATCATTCGTAGCAAACTGCACAAAACCACCTTTGCCGATTACAGCAATGATGTCGTTAGATTTAAGCTTCTTAATGGTCTGCCCATGCTGAATAAAATTAGTCACGTTTCATTCTCCGTAATGCATTAATTCGGTCTGTAAACGCATGAGTTTTTCCGCTCCTTGCATACTCTTCACGCTCTATATCTGTGATGTGCACAGTGCTATTCACTGGCAGCATTGCTAGTTCTTCCTCAGCAAGTTGAAGCTTGCCGTGTCTTTCCAGTTCGTCAGCTAGTCTCAAATGCTTTTCGTACTCAAAAAACTCTTTTCCTGCTGCTGCTCTTTTCAGATTCCAACTGTATTTTTGATTAACCCACTTTTCAGCACGTCCCTGTGGCTCTCCCACTTCCCAACGCATAAACGCTTGTTGAGCTTCCGATTTACTTCGGGTATTGAGCATCAATTCAGCTTCAACAACAGTCGGTGGCCACTCGCGCCCATGCCTAATGTCATCGCGGCAACGCTCCAGTATTCGTAAACAGCCCCGCTCTCCAGACTTACTAATCAGGGCGTACCAAAGTTCGCTTGCCCTCGATCCATTCGTGGCTACCCATTTACTTTGGTAAATCTCCATTGCCATTTTCCAGAACTTGCGAACCAGAAGATCTGATGTGCTGTTGCTCTGCAAGTTTCCACTGTCGGATTGCCTTTGAGTCACTAGTGCAGAATCGAATGTCCTCTGGGTATTGGGACTGATCGCCAAATGGCTCAGAACCTTGTCCACACGTTGATTGGTCATGAGTTAGCCCCTGATTCATTTTTGCTTCGAGTTGCCCGAACTTTTCGCGTAGCTTAGTTGGGCTTAAAATGTTGGTTCGCCAGAAAGAATCCTTGTTTGCAAAACTGAATACTGTGGCGATTTCTCGATGAGTTAAGTTGTCACGCTCTCGCATCAAGCGAATCATGTCAGCCCACTTGTCTAGGTTTGGTTTTGCGCGTTGATTTACCTCAAGAACCTTCTCAGAGATCCATTCGGCACAACGATAATCATCGTCTGAGAATTTTTTCTCGGACGAAGGTTTTTTACTATCTTGGTTATTAGTATCTTGGTTTATATGATCTGTCGGATCTCGATCCGACCTAGGTGGGATTTCATTCCTACCTAGATAGGATTTGAATCCTACCTCGTCAGGTTCATGGTCGGATTTGAATCCTACCTCGCTTGAAGCACTGGTAAGGCGCCACTCGCGTCCTTTGCTCGTCAGTTTCACAAGAGATTTTCGAGAAGTAGAATTGCGAACGATGAGCCCTTTTTTCTGCAACTCGATAAGGTTACGATGAACCGTATCAGGCTTGCTGAAATATAAAGGGAGCTCTTTGAGAACCTTCTCTTTACTGATCCACTTGTAAGCCTGTTCGTTTTGAACAACATCCTCACCCCAAGCCTCAAGTTCCCACAGGAATGAGAGCAATGCGGCTTGAGCTGGTGTTAGTTTCCACTCAACAGCCTTTACTTGGTTGATTTGGATTGAGTACTGCATGTATAATAATCCCGTTTCTTATTGACTAAGCCGCCTTGATCGCCAAATCAGAAGGCGGCTTTTTCGTATTCGTCTTGTGCGTTCAGCAAGTGAATGCTCATCCCTTTAAACGCTTGGACCTCCTTTCCATTAACAATCAACGTGAGGATTTGATTATCCCCACGCACTTCAACTTCGATCGGCACAGTGATAGCAACTCGCTTAGTCACGGGATAATCATTCGGGCAAACCTTTCCTATTTTCATTTTCAACACCTCTGAAAATTTCCGAAAACCGCTTGCGTCTTTTGGTTTTTGGCTTTTGTTTTCGTTTTTGCACAATGGTGTTTTCGTGTTCTTTTGCAGATTCCCGAAACACCGGATTATCAATTGCGGCTTTCCTAGCCTTGTTAACGGCTTCCAGCCGTTGTTGTAAGTCCATCCCCTTTCTCCTGTTCCTTGATGGAGTCCAATAACTCATCCAAAGAGACACCAAGAAAATCACTGACTTTTAACAGCGAGTTCATGCGACCGGGCTTTCTAGCTCCAGAGAGATAAGCGTTAACTAACGACTGAGAGCAGCCGATAACTTTTGCCACTTCTGATTGAGTTGCCTTGGTTTCTTGGATCTTGTTCTTTAGTAATTCTTTAAATTTCATACGTTACCACTTTAGTGATTTTTTAACACCATAACCGACCACTAAAAGTTTTTCAATAATTATCACTTTTGTTATAAACTATCGGTTCGGAGGACTTATGGAACTACACACACTAGGGCAAAGAATTAAATTTGCTCGAATCAACGTTGCGAAGTTGTCTCAACGTGAGCTCGCAGAAAGGGCGGGCATTGCGCAGTCTCTTGTATCTGCACTAGAGAAAGAACAAAGAAAGAATACGACACACATGGTAGAGCTTGCTGATGCTCTACGTGTAAGCATTAGATGGTTAGCAAGTGGTAACGGTCAGATGCAGAAACCAAAAGAAGATGGTGATTTCTCCAAGCTGAAAATGGCTGTAGCCAAGTTTGGCTTGAGCTCAGAAGAGATAGAGCTAGTAGAGGAACAGGCAATAAAAGCTGCTCAAGAAATTTTCTTTAAAAAATAATATAAAAAAATTACCTTTCTAAAACATAACCTTAGGGGCGTTCGCCCCTTTTTTTTGGCTTTAGCGGATCACAATCGTGATATTTTATATTGATAGCGATAACTTTTGTGATTATAGTTACCACAAGTCAACACGACACCGCTCTTTAAAAATTCGGGAAATGAAACAAAAGTTGAAGCCCCGCTCTCGTGGCATCAACGCCTGTTAAAGCAGTCTTTATCAGGTAGGTAACGGGAGTAAATCCACGGCTCCATTAATTTGCGTACATGGCGGTTAACACCAGTGACCGACTCCCAAAGGATTAATGACAGCTAGGCTGGGTCGCCTCACCAGTGCTCAAAGTGGTACAGAGGCAATTTATAGCTAGTTGGTTTGGTTGCTGTTTTGGCAATCAGCGTAAAACGCCTGTTCATAGTCAAACTATGGATGAAGCCAACATCCCAAATACAAAACTCCAGAATCGGGGATTAAGTCTTGTAACGCACTTTAGGCGAGTCTATTGGCAGTAGGCTTAAAAACAGCAAGCGCCCCACTCGTTGATAAGGAGGACCCAAACCAACTAGCTATAAATTGCCCATTAACGAGGACCAACCAATGAAGCTTACGCAACTTCAATCAATCATTTTCTTCGAATTGTCCGATTCAAAAACTCCACTCACGGGTTATGACCTCACCAAAATGGTGAATGCAAAAGGTTTACCTTACAGTCATCAACACATTTACAGAGACGCTAATAAAATGCCTCTCCTACGTAAACTAATCCCCCAAGATGGCAAACCTGACCGCAAAGTTATGTCGATTGACCCGTCCATCGATTACGAGATTGATGCAAGCCAGTTTCATATCGAAACTTTACTGGCTTACCCCAAGCCGGAATTTATCGCTCAAAAGAAACAGTATGTATTTGACAAGATGCAAGCCGTTCAAGAGCAAATCACCACGCTTCAAAACACACATTCCAAAATCAACCATTTACCAGCGTTGAGAGTGCTCAACTACAAGTTGTGGGATCTAAAAATGGATCATGAAGCGTTTGACAATATTTAAAAAATTGACCCTCTCAAGGGGTCATTAAAGAGCGCATCCCTCACTCTCCTATCTCTGGCGTCCCAGTCAGCTTTCCAAGTGGTGCTCTATTTAATGACTCCTTGAATACCGGAGGCTCTATGACCTTTATCCCCCTGGTCGCTGGATGGATCGATGTGGTTTATCTACACGGTGAAATCATCGGATTTTGTCCGCGGCACACCAAAGAGTTTCTTTCACATCTAATTACTGAAATTCAAGGCATTCAACCAATTTCAAAAACGGAGTAATCCCTAATGGCTACTAAGTTCTTTATAGCAACATGCAACTCAAAGAAAACTAAACATCGCGACGGTGAAATCACTCTTAACTTCCCTGTTACAGCATCAACGCAAAAAGAAGCAAAAGAACTTGTTTACGCCATGCTTAAACAGGCAGACCCAGAGCAAGGAACTCTCGATTTCTTCCAAGTACCAAAGCTCTCTTCAATCTCTAAAGAAGAATACGAACAGTTGATTCTTGATAACGAAGCAGAGCAAGCAACACAAGAGCTAGAAGCAGAGACAACAGAAGCTGATAACCGCACTTGGCCACAGCTAAATAACTCCGGTTTTTACCCTAAAGATTCCGAAGGTTTAATGCGCTCTAACGTTACTGTTAACGAATCGATTGCGGAAATCCTCATACTTCAAACATCACCGGAAAACTATGTTTTTGGGTATCGATACATTTCAAGCCAGAACAGCTTGAGCAAACCAACAAACCACCAGCAAGGTGATTACCCTACCCTCGAAGAAACGATCAACGCATCGATTCAAATTCTACATAACATCGCTGAATTCCAATCTGAACATGGAGAAGGCGCAGATAAAGAATTCGCAAGCAAAGTTCTTGAGCATGATTTTAAAGCCGAGATTTATGAACAACTTCCGGCTACAGAAGATCAAATGGAAATTGAGCCAGAACCAGAAGCGAGCAGCCCAGCCCTACCAAATCAAACCGATATTGATGTCGCTGTATTTTCAATCTCAGAAACTAAGCGCATTGAAATGGCAGTGTTACAGGATGGGGAAAACTGGAAAGCTTCAATTCAATGTATGGACACTCAGAATGAGGCTAACAACAAAGGCAACATTCGAGAGTTCTCCGATGAAACAAGGAGCAATCGAGATAATGCAATAACTCTAGCAATGGGACACGCCGGAAACTGGCTATTCCAAGTTGATGAAATGGCAATCGCTAAAACGTTCTTCAAAGGCGACTTGGTAGAAAAGTTTGATTCAGCAGTTACCTATCAGATTGTCCTGAACGACACCGCTCAAGACGATTCAAAGCTCTCAGAATCAGCTAAAGAAAGTATCGCCAAAACGGGTGAAGCATTCGATAAAGTTGAGAGTAAAGAGATCGAGAAAAACTATGACCCACACAACGAATATCAAGTCATAGTTAATCAACGCTTGGAAGCAGCTGACGGTGCAAATTTAGAGTTATCAAAAGCAGAGTTTGGAGAAGCTGGCGACAAACTAAAACGAGTTATTGACGAGCTTAAAGAAGAACACGGCACAAACCTAAATCACTTTCATACATTAGAAGCTCTTGAAGCTCATGAGTGGCGGAGCAAAGAGGAGGCATTAAAAACCTTCCTAAATATTCGTGTACTACGTTCGCTCATTACTGAGTTAGCGGTCATGAACGAGCAAGAACCACCTATGGAAGTTGAAGAACCAGCAACAATCGATAGAACAATCGAGCAAGCTGAAAACGACCCATCAAAAATGATGTGTTACGGCGACCATACGAACGTCGAAGCTAAGTTCACGCTTACCGACAACGGCAACGTGATCCGATTGAACTTAACCGCACCAAAGAGCATCACCGCGACAGCATTCTTTGATTTTGGAAAATACGAAACAGCAGAAGATGCCCTTTACCACGCAGCAGAATGGGGAGCTAGCAAGCTTTACCCGTATTTGGGTAACTTATCCCAAAGCACTATCGACAACACTCACGATGGCTTACTGCGATTTTATGACGATGCAACTCGCAAGTACCCTCAATTATTTGAGGCGATTGAGTATCGATTAGAAGATGTGGACACCGAACAAACACCAAGCGAAATATACGCAAGGTTGATTCAGTATTTCACTGAGCACACCAATGTTGACTCATTGAGTGAAGGTATCCGCACTCTAAAAAACCCAACAGTCCTATGGCACTCAACCGTATCAATAAACATGGTGCAATATCACTCAAAAGAGCCAGCACCGGATCAAGATGAGATCCCATCATTCCACGATTGGGCAAAAGCCAACAAAGGCAAGTCATTCGATGATTACGCCGAAACATTCAATATCGAGGTAGAAGGCGCAACATCAGCGAAAGAGTTGGACGAACAGCCAAAACCGGAAGCGGTAAAAATTGATAAGCCTGAGATTGCGATCAAAGGAAAGCCTGTAGAAGCGCCACCAGCGATTGAAAGCAAAGAGCCATCGAATGACCCTGATCTTGAGGTTACAACGATTGCTGACCTTCCTGAGAACTATCAGAGCAACGAAAACCTAGCGTTATTCATGAAAGGTTTCGTTACCGACATGAATCACGTTAAACGCGACCCATCAAGTGGTCGAATCTCGATTAAGACTCAGTACCGAATCATGAAAGCTACAGAGATTTGGGGACCAATCGGAGTTGGTTGGGGTTACAAGGTTTTACGCGAGTGGGTAGCAGATGGCGCACCAATTATCATCAAGGGAGAAATTAGCTCTTACTTTGAACAAGTTCATAAATGCGAGATTGAATTCTGGTACATGCATGAAGGCGAACGAGTCAGCTTTACCCAATACGGCGACACCAGAAAGCTCTACATGGCGAGAGGTGGTTATTTCGTACATGACGATGAAGTTGAGAAAAAGTCGCTCTCAGACGCACTAGGTAAAGCAATGTCTATGACTGGTATTAGTGCCGATGTTTATCTTGGTACTTATGACGGTGATGAACTGATGTTCAAGACCGAACAAATGCAACTTGCAGGACGCCAGCTAAAACAACTTGAGTTTGATGGACAAGCAGCGCAAGCGGCTCTCGATAAAGCTAAGACATACACCGATAAATTTGTCACAGCACCATCACTGGCAGAAATCAAACGCCTCGAAAAACTCGCCACAACCGCCCTAGAAGCTTTCCCAACACCAGATGATGAAAGCAAGCGTAAGCGCGAAAAAGCTATCCACGCGATTGCTCAGAAAGCACAAGAGGCTATCAAACAATTCAACAACGATTTAGATACTAAGGAGCAAGCGAATGCTTGAGTTAAAACAGCTTATCGATGATGTAGACAAGCAAATGCAGATTGCTAAAGACATTCGAACCGTTGCAGAAAACATCGAAAGAACGCAAGCCGTACAAGTCGCTCACGTTATTCTCAAGGGCTTTTATGCCCTTGAGTACTCCGCTTTCTTGAATGGACTAGCTGAAAAAATGGAAGCGGAAGTGGACGCCGATTTTAAAAAGCTCCAATCCATCAATGAACTGGTAAAGGTGGGGAAAAATGACTAAGAAAACGACTCCGGCTCAAGAGCTTAAAGAAAAGACCGAAACTAAGCGCCGCAGCATCACTGAAATCACCGAAGAGATTTACGGTTTTCTCAAAACGGCAGAAGAGCAAGGTTTTGACGAGCAAACAATCGCAGACACGATTGAGGGCATGTCATACGACCTAGACGACAAACTAGCCGCTTATCGCTTGGTCATGGACAGGCTTGAGCTTGAAGCTGAAACGGCAGACGCGCAAGCCAAAGCGTTACGAACACAAGCAAAGGGTTATGCAGACAGAGCGAAAACACTCAAAGAACAGCGCTCAAACATGACCTACCCACTTCTCAACCTATTCAAAAAGCTCGGTGAAACTAAAAAGTCCGGCTCTTACGGTACGTTCTACATCAAGAAAGCATCAGATAAACTTCACATCGATGATAGCAAGCTTCCCAAAGATTATATGGAACGAGTCGTATCTTTCAAAAATGATGAGGCTCGAATCAAGCAAGAACTTTCAGAGGGCAAAGAACTAGAATTTGCTTGGTACGAAACTGGCGCAGAATCAGTGCAACTAAGGAAGTGATATGAAGTTTAACAAGTTAATGTTAGAGCCTTCGATTGTAGATGCTTACATCCACCACCTAAAGGCAACAGGATACGAGATAACAAAGAATAAGGACAAGTTACAACCCTACTTTGTCAGCCACAAGAATACGCCAGCAATGACGCATATTCTTGAACTACACACAGATCGGAAAAGCCTAGTCATTCCAGAAAAGCTTCACTCTGTGACCATGGCGTTTTATGACCAGATAGCGGATGGAAGCAAAATAAAGCTTTGTGGCTAACCAGGAACTAACCATTTGCAATCAAAAAGAACGCGCTGCAGAAACCGGCGCGTTTCTTTTTGCTACCAAAAGGACATCATCAAATGAAAAAATATCCTCGAATAGGCTCAGCATCAAAGGGGAAGCCAAACACTGGCGCCAAATGCAAATGTGGTAAACAGGGTTTGTTCTTTGTCGAGATCCAATACAACTACATGCGTGGCGACGATGATGTTGTTAGAGCATGCCATGAGCATAAAAAAGACCTGAGTTTTTTATTGAGCTCTTTCAACTAACTTCAAATCCTCTAGAGCTTCCGCTAACTCAGGGATGAGTTGGTATTCGAAATGATTGTCGATAGTATCATATGAGCCAGCACGTCCCCTTGAAATCACTCGATACCATTGAATGCTCCCATCGAGACGCTTTGGTAAAGCGGCCTCAAGTCCAAGTTCTTTACCTATAAACTTAGCTAGCCTGCCATAAGTGCCATTTGCACTTTTATGCCCAATATGTTTCGCGACTCTTCCCGCAGTCGTTTTCATTGATTCCTGTTTATATTGAAATCTCAGTATTTCCAAGTACAGATCAGCAGCACGAGATTCGCTCTTCATAAGAGCAATCAATGCATCAATATATTCGTCTTTTGTAACGCGAAATTCGTTTGTAAATATCATCAAAGTATTGTCCAGATCGTAAACGCAGGTCTTTTTTATCACCTCGCTATGCCTCTGTAGATAAGCTTTTGAGTCTCAGAAACAAACCAAAACACTTAATTCAGAAAGTGACAATTGACCGTCACATAGGAGATTACATGTCTAATGATTACCTTGTAGATTTGCACACAAGATTGAGCGTAGTTATCAAAAATAACTGCAATACTCTCGGTTGCGATAACTGCGATTTGAAATGGGACGAGGGCTGTAGCGCAACAGATCTTCAAGGAAAAATTCACGATGAAGAATTAGCGGAGATGGCAAGAAATGGCGATAACAATTCGACCGACTGATGATGAGGTCAAGCTAGTGGAATACGCCAAGGGTATAACAGGCGAAAAGACCGCTAGCAAAGCTCTACTAAAACTTTGCCTTTTACATCAAGACCTCTCTAAAAAGCACGAAAAGCTTATCGATTCAGAACGTTCATACAGAACGCGAACTAACAAAGCCGAGTCAACGATTCGCAACTTTCAGCAAGCATTATCAAGCATGACTAAATACGAGCCATAGGAGGCGTTATGGAAGCTCTAGCACAAACACAACCGCTAACAATCACAACTAAAGAAATCATGATTGTGACAGGATTCAGCCGCACCACTCTCTGGAGAAAAGAACGTGATGAAGGTTTTCCCAAAGCAACTGTTGGCAAAGGACTGTATTCACGGAAAGCAGTTAACCAATGGCTAGAACAAAACGGACTTATTTAAAATGTTTCCATATTACAGTGGTCACATGGACCCAACATTGTATGAAAGTGAAGTACAAACAACGGAAGAAGTTCAATATCTAAATGCCGTCGAGTGCCCTAATGGATGTGGTTTTTGGAGGGGCAGCCTGTTAACTGATGGTTGTCCCGAATGTGGTGATGACTGTCATGAGATTGAACCGGACGATTAAAAAAAGGGTGACAAACGCCACCCTCCTTTTACTGGTTTACTGCCTTCAAATATGTAACTTTCTCAATAGTCTCGGACGTTGTTAAAAACTTGGTCCACAACTTATAAAACTCTCTTTGCTCATCTAAATAGTCATAGTCTAGGTAATGCTTGGTGACGCCCGTATGCACCTTATGACCAAGCATGACCTCACTCACCTTTGGATTGAATCCAGAGGACTCCCAAAAGTTTCTAGCTGTTCGGCGCATGTCGTGGTTAGTGGTTCTTGGAAGTCCTTTATTCTCTGCATAGTCAGCAAGAACTTTACCCGTATTCACTAGCGTATTAGCTGCCATCGGACGATCAACTTGCTTATTAACCGGAGGAAACACGACTTTAAAATTTGGGTACCGTGAAAACTGTTCACGTAAGATAGCGCAAGCCTCTTCTGGAATAGCACGTTTGATTTCTCTACCACCTTTATTTCTGATTTTGTTGTGCTCTTTAGGTACAGTCCAAATCATCTTTTCGAAATCAAACTCTTTCTTTGATGCCAGTCGGAGCTCTGCACCACGGCAAGCAAAGATCATCATCAAACGAAGAAGGTTTTTATTGCTAGGATTAATGTTGAGATCATCGACATAGCTCCAAAGCAACTTAATGTCCCTGCCCTCTTGTTTGCCAACTTTATAATCCGCGGGCTTTCCTACATCGTTTTTCTTTAAAACACTAATTACGTTGTATTTCAAAATGCCATGGCGAACGGCAAAGGACAGAACAGCCTTTAAACGAGCCATTAGGTTTGCGGAATGCTTTGGACCCGCGCGGTGATTTGCTTTCTTGAATACGTTGACGTAATCCACCAGTTCTAAGCTTTCCGCTGGGTAATCGCCAACGTAAGGTATAACGTCACGCTCAAACATAACCATCAAAGGCTGAGGTCGCTCTAAATTTGGTAGAGCATGATTCTCATACCAATAGTTGATCATATCTGTAACGGTAGTTGGTTTTTCGTCTTTTCGATTGAGTAGTAACTTACTTCTCGGATCGATTCCCTCACGTACCAATGCCGCTTTTTCATACTTTAGCTTTTCGGCTTCTGAAATTTTGACCTCGGGGTATTCCCCCAATTTCATCCTTACAGGTTTGCCTTTTAGCGTAAAACGAAAAACCCACGTAATTTTCCCCTTAGGAGATATGCGAACGCCAAGCCCATCTCTAAGGATCAATTCTGGTTTTCCGTTGTACGGTTTTCCTTTCACCGAACGCAACCAAGCGTCCGTGATTTTTGTTGCCATGCCAGTCACCAGTTTTGTACCAAACCCATTTGGTACAATTTTGGTACAAGTCGCGCACAATAACAACCGCAAAACTGTGAAAATGAATGACAGAGAGAAATAACAAAAGAACAC